ATCAAGCGGCGGTGATGGTGAAGTCATTATTAGACCAACCGCTTGTTGGGATGTATCCCGCAATTCCAGAAGTGGTTGAGTATCTTTCGCCTAGTACATTGCCATCGAATGTATATCGCTCTCTAACCGTCCATACCCCAGAAAAAAATGCTATTTGAACTTCATAGTAATAATCGTTCTGAGGTGAAACATCTCCATTATATTCAGTTTCAAAGGACTTATATACATAGCCGTAATAACCATTAATACCCCCTTCAAAGTATACTTGATTCGTACTCGCCACAGGAATCCCGCTAGGCGCAGCAGCACCAACCCTAGGAACCGACAAGTTTAAGCCTAAGCCGAGTTTCGGCATGGCAGTTTAGGCGCTTTTGTAAGCGATGATTTTGCCGCTGGTGAGCGTGATTGCGGTAAAGTTACCAAAGATCGTTGCCCCCGCTGCGATATCAACAGCCGTCGTTGCATCCCCAGTCCAGTTGCCTGAGGTTACATTGACCACGGCAGCAGCCGTCGCTTGGATTGCACCCCAAGGTCCACCAGTGAGCGCAGCAGCGGCAGTCTTGTAAACAGCTCCATGCTGACCCAGGGAAAGGCTTGAATCCTTTTCAGCCTCAAAAGCCAACTGATTGATTTTGCGTAAAGAATAATTCTCGTTGTCGCTGCTAGAGGGTTGTGACATAGGGTTTATATTAAATACTGTCAGAGATTAGTCAATACTACTTCCTACCGCGATTCACGCTCTTTGACTCAAGATTCAGGTTCGACGCTGCATTATTCATGGTATTGCCGTCCTTGTGGTTGACGTCTTTCCCACGCATGGCAGCTAAACCACGACGTTTAGTCATCGATCGACGAGCAGCGTTACGACCAGCACGACGTTTGAGTTGATCAGGCTTACCGTGATACTCCCGGTATTCCTTGGCGTAATCTCTTTTACCTAGGGGCATGGTTAAACCTTTCCCCATTTATCGATGGGACATTTCTCGTGGGGAAACACCGTTTTGGTACGCATATTGCACCCACAAATCTTGCAAACTCCATGACCACAGAACACTCGTTGATCGAAGTTTGGACACGCCTGACAGATGGCATATCTCGCAGCACGCTGTTCATCCGTAGCCGTCTTCATTCCGTTAATGATCCAAGTGGATACGGAATTGGAGAAACCTTTGATCTGATCCAGCGTCATCGAGTTAGTTTAACCACTCCAAAAACCACCTCAATAGGCGGGCGAAAAAGCCAGGACGTTGCCGCCGGACTCTCTCACAAACCCCCATTGGGGCAGTCTTCCACATGCCAAACTTGTTTTCGACGTACCACGGTTTTCGAACCGTGATGTTTCGGATTCGTTTTTTCTTTCTCATTCTGGGTCCCAATACCCTTTCCGCTCTTCGTCTTTGCGGTCCTTAAACCACAATCCAAAAGCGACGAACACCGGTACGATCACCAGGAAAACGACGACAGTGGCGCAAATAAGCAGACCCTTCATAGAATCTCCAAAGCACTGAAGGTTTCTTCTGAGCCGAACTTACCTTTCACAAACACGTTGAAGGCGATGCAGTAGCGGTCGGCGTCTGCCTGGCTTGGCTCCACGTGATGCGACAGGTGAGAAGGGAACAGAACCAACATTCCGTTCTTGGGCAGCACAGGCCACACGTCTGCATTCAAGATGTCTCTCTTCTCAAACTCCCAGCCGAAGAAGGCAGGGAATAGGTTGAAGTCTTTGTAGGACTTGGAGAACAGGATCGGGCCGCTGTTCTCGTACGTCTCTACATAGTAGACACCCGAGATCAGTGAGTTCTCGTGTGCATGGCCGTGGGCAAAGTCACCCTTCTGATGCTTCATGACCCAAGAGTTGGTAATTTGGAACTGGTACTTTCTCTTTAGGCCGAGAGCTTCGAACGCATACGCGCTGATCTCCCGGAGGATGGACGCCTTCAGATACTGCATGTCCGGGACGTCCAGGATCCTGGTGTCGACGGAAGCCCATCCGTTGTTGGCTTTGACCCGACGCATGTCGGCTTGTTTCACAACCGCGATAGATTGGCTATCGGGTTGTCCCAGCTGCGAGATGAACAGCGGGGTGCTGAATAGTGGTGCCACCGATCTCTGTGGCTCGATTACTCCAGATTGATTTCCCATGTTATTTTTCCTCCTGATTTGCGCCGGATAACCTGCTCGGGCCGGATGGCCATAATCTTGGCCAATCTCTGACCCATGCGGTCCGGACTTGAAACGTAATGACGCGCGAGCTTTTCGAGTTCGGCATCATTAAGCATGTTGTTGAGTAGGTCGGTCGCAGAACCAACCCACTGTTTTGGGTTTTTCCCGTTCGCCGCGATTTTGTAATTGATGAGGTACTTATCGAGGAGCTCGGAGAAAGCGTGGTTAGGGTGGGTTGTTCTCGTATCTTCCAAAATGTCGGGGTGGTGATAATTCGTTACGCCGAACCGGTTGGTGCCTTCCAGATGCGACGCCGGCGTCCAGTCCAGGAGCCAGCGGGCAAAGTTGGGCAACTCCCTGGCCAAGATCCGATCGATCTCCTGGCGGGGAGGGAAGGGGAACTTCCGGTGCCTCGCTTTGAAGAGCATGATCTTGTCCAGGATTGAGGTGTCGGTGTAGGGGATCGCCCGCATCGATTCGGGGTCATCATTCAGCGTGAAGATGATCCGCCCGATCCAGTTGATCGTCGTTGGATTCTCGCGCATCGCACGATGACGATGCTGAGTGTTGGCGACGAACTTCTTGATCGAGTTGGTGAAGAGAAGGTGTTTCTCGTAGCTGGTCGAGGCTACGGTATCGTCAATGTTGAGCACGCCGACTTCGAAGAGCTCATTATTGAACTGATCCCCACCGCTGATGTGAGAGGAGGCATCGCAACCTCCGCCCATAAGAGCGGCGACAATCTTGGTACCGATTAGGGTTTTCCCTTGCTCGACCGGACCAGCGATAAACACGGCCTGACCTTGGGCGGGGGCCCCGGCACTGGCTGTGGTATAGAACCGTTTCAGCCAGGCCAGGAAGTACTGGAGACTGTCAGACGGATCGAAGAACTCGTCCAACAGACTCGCTGTCCAAGGGAAGTGCTCGCCCCACTCTCCAGGAGTGTTGCTGGGTGGCATCACTTTTACCCTGGATGTGTTGAGAATGCATCGGCTGCCAAATCGCACGAGCTCCTCATGGCTGTAAAGCACGGGGCCGGTGGCATCGACACGACGGTTTTCCCGAATGCGAAGCATGGCTTCGTCGGTTTCCGACATATCTCCGCGGGCATCGCTGGTGAGACTTAAACCAAACAAGCCTGCAATATCCTTGCGGGCTGTCTCCGAAGGTGCGTCTCTCCAGCTGCCTTCCATGTCCCTGCGCCAATACTTACTTCCGTCGTACCAGTACGAACCCAGAGGCCCGCCCAGACGAGTGTTGTTAAATTCATCGACCCAATCCGCACCCAAGATATCTGCCCAAGGATAAAACGCCCGATCCTGCGAGAATGAGACCATCCCGGTTGCCGTAACGATACAAGCCGACGGATTGGTAGAATCCGGAGACCAAAAAGCGTTACAACGCCCGTTAATATCTAGCGTTCCACGGAGTCGACCAGGAAACAGGCTTTCAACCCGTTCCTTGATCTTCTCAATGGGAATCTCAGTATCTCCCTCACCACGATAGCGGTGAGAAGCATCGAAGGCTGAGGCTAGAAGGGCACAGAGAGTATCAAACTTAACTCTGTTATCGCTGACCTCGGTGGCTGGAGGATTCCAGGCGTAGTACTGTTCTGGCTTACGGATGTTGTCATCCAGTCCAGGGAACAGCTTACGGACATTAAGTTCCTTCATCAGACGAGTGATGAAGGGATCAAATATCCCAGGTGCGATGGCTACGGGTTTCTCAAACAGCCAGATAACTCTTACCCCACCACTAATTGTTCGGTGGGCGTAGGCGGGTTTCATCCCGGCTTTTGAGCGACGAGTAAGACCTTCGAGCATTTCCTCGGCCGTAATCTGGGCGTCGTAGTCGGCTACAAGGGCGTGCATCTTGACCGCCTGGTTCTCACGGGAGACTCGGAGGTTGGGCGCACGACCCTCAAAGCCGGAGACAAACAGCCAGTCCGTCGAGGGGTTGGTAGACCAGGAGGAAAACTCCTCCTTGGTCATGTTGGGTAGTGGGGTTGTATGAAGCCAGGCGTCGACTGGAGTGACCTCCAGGGAAGCCAGGTTCTTCAGGGCGTAAAGACTCATGGCCTTAATCCCGGCTTTTAAAGAATATGGTTTCGATTCGGATTACAGACCCGTCCGGCCACCTCCTGACAATATCGTGCCAGTAATCAGCCTCGACTTGTGCATCTAATTTGCTCCGGTGCGTCCTATCGGACACTCTTGAACCGTCTCTCAACACTATGTACCTCGCGTTATCCATTTTATTTACTCCTATTTAACGTATCTGTCGGTTTCCACGGCCTCGGCTGCGACCGGGCAGCCTTGTAACCAGTCCGGGGTTACCGACATCAACATTTCCACATCTTTTGGTTTCACATCCTTGTCGACCTCCACAACGGCTTCGTCGTGAACGTGAAGGACAAGGGGTAGGCCAGCCTTTTCGAGTCGTAGGATGCATTCGGCCATGACATCCCGGGCTGTAGCCTGAACGGTGTTATTACATAAGTTCCCACCGTAGAAATTGACGTGAGGACCACCCATGATGGTCTGAGCTGTGTATCCCGCGTATCCGCTTGCGAGGTTTTGTGTGCGGATGTTGCGGTATCTGAGGCTTCTCCAGGAGGGAAGCTCGATCTCGTATTGTCCGTCTGCTTTGGATTGTTTGTAAGCCGTCTCTAACTTCTTCCAGAAATTGACGACGTGATGATTTTTAGACCGATATGTTCTAACAATGTTTGCCGCTTGAGCTTCATCGATCTCCAGGCCGTATGCTGTGTTGGCCATGTAGGCGAATTTCTTGGCTCCTGCGCCGTACCCAAGACCCAGCACCATTGCCTTGGCAAGCTGGTACATGGCTGTATTGGTTTTCTTAAGTGTTCCTTTTTCTCCGTTCCAGAGATTGGCTGAGATGGCAAAGGCTTCGTAGATACCATATCCGTTACGGACGGCCTCTAGGAGGGTTGTATTCCCGGACAACCAAGCCAGAACCCTGGGCTCAATCTGGGAAAGATCGCAAACGATGAACTTCTTGCCTGGGCGAGGAATGATACAGCCTCGCATATCGACTCCGAAATGTGGCTCCCTAGGCAGATTCTGGACGTTAAAGCGGCTATCTCCACTAAACCGACCCGTATGTGCCCCGAAGAACTTCATGCCGTAAGACGCCGTCATATCTGGACGCACACGAGAATCGAGCACCTTCATCTTGACCAAGTAGGAATTGGATTTTCTCCAATCCCGCATGGCGGCAACAAAGGGAACCTTATCGCCGTATTTCTTTTCCCAAACCGCACACTCTTCGGAATCTTCTGAGAGGGAATCAGGCCAAGGGATGCCTTGGTTGATACACTCGGCCCTAAAATTCTTGATGGAGAGAACAACGCCATCTCCTTTGTCCATCCAGGGGAGTTTCTGTTCTGCTTCCCACTTGATTTTATCTAGCTTCTTGATGCCCTCCTTAACCAAGGGTTGATCAATCGCAAAACCCTTCCACGCCATCTCAATCGTATGCTTGGATAACTTGCGCTCGATCTCTGGCATCTCCGATCCGTACTTCTTATAGAGCTCTAAACAACTCACAGAATCCGCTAAAGCGTATTGTGTCATCTCCTCTGCAAACTCAGTATTGACCACATCAGACCACTTCTTGCCCTTCATCTTTTTACGAGGATCCTTCGAAATCTCCTTACCAAGGAGGTTCGTGCAGGCGCCCTCCAGATCTCTAGGAGACCCAAGGTAAGCCGCAAGATTGGCCGTGCAGAAGAAATCCGCGGGCTTCGACTTGATTCGGTCACCAAGAGCCTCAACACAGGCTCCGTCGAAGCTGTAGTTGTGCGCAATCCACCGGCAGCCGTCGATCTTATCCCAAGGAGCTTTGTCCACGGGACCGCAATACGGCTCAATACCGTCACCAACCATCGACACCATGTAGATCTCCCCACGCGGATCGCGTAGGTAGTGCCACTGGCCGAGCGTCTTAATGCTCAGCTCGTTGTCGTAGTAGGATTCGAAATCGATGGCAATGTTTCGCATTCGGCTTGGATTTCTTCTTTGGGTTCCTTGAGGGTTTCGAGATATAGGTCAAGCATCCGGCAGGTGAGGCCCTTGAGCTCCTCAGCCACCGTCTTTTCGACCGGTTGTGCATCCATGTGATCAGTGTGAACTTCAAACTTGAGTTCACCCTCGACCGCTGAGATGCGTACTCTTACGTCTACGCTCATTCTGAGTTTCCTTTCGTTGTGTGAGTTGTGGTGCTTACGCTTTCAATCGCAGCACCGAAGGTGTAATTCACGGTTGTGGTTGTACCCTGGGTAGTTGCTTCGGTAGTTGGGTAAAGGTCTTTCATAAATGGGAATTCCAGTTGGATCACGGATGCTTATCTTTGGTAGCACCTACAAACCCGGCACGGCGGGCTTGCTCGATGAGAGTCCGTATCTCGTCTTTAAGACGACGGTTCTCTGTTGATAGGGATTCGTTCTCCTCGCGCATTTGCCGGAGACCGAGCTCGAGTATTTGTTCTGATGTTCTCATAAAGATTGGGTTAAAGACGTCGGCTACTTCCTCTCCAACTTCGATTTCTCGATTTGGAGTCTCATTCTCTGTATTTCCAGTTTCGTCCATATGGGGTATCCGTGATTATTCCGTTTAGATAATTCAGGTACTTCGACGTCAAACGCCGAAGCCTGTTCTTTCTTCTTTGATTTCATATATGAATTTGACGGCAGACCTTATGGCGTCCCGATGTTGCTTTTTGTCTACCGCAAAGATGATCGCTTCTACCTGATCATTTGGGCAGTAGATGTCGGTGTAACCAAACCAGCGTTCAGCCAGCTTGATAAAAAGACTCATCAGTAGCGTGTTAATCATTGCGCCTCCGCTTTTTGTTTTTATTCAGATCCTGAATTGTTTCTGCCAGCATCTTTTTGAATGCGATGCTGAAGAAATCATCTCTCGTAGCATCTTTCCTCCCGAAATAGACGAATTCGTTATATACATTGTCTTCCATCTGAAGATCGATCTCAACGGTGTCAGCTTCCCTCACATCCAACACCTTGATCTGACCGATATCTTTGCCTGTTCTCTTGTTGTAAATCTGCGCTTTCCCTTTGGCTTTCATTTTTTCTGACCCTTTCTTATTTTATAAAGAACCATCGCTGCCCTGCATAAAGCTCTTTGCAGGTGTCCAACGACGCCCTCTTTGTCCTCTTTTTTATTCCCGTCCAACATCATCATTGCGGTGGCCATATGGCTCACTGCGCGATCCGCAGAATATCGAATCGAATCTCGGGTAAACCATTGCCCGGGACCTGATTTTGTTGAACCTGTTTTTGATTTCCCGCCCCGTGTCATCACATGAACGATCTCTTTGGACGCATTCATGGCAATTTCATCGGGAAGGGGATAGGAACTTGGCTGTTTCAAAAGCACAGAGGTGACGCGCTGTTTACAGATCTCCTGTAACACCATGGCCAAATCCCAATTCTTTAGATCAACCCGTCAAACCACGCGGTGGTTTCGGGGGTGTTCTTGCCTACCAAACGGAACACTGGTGTGAACCAGCTGCCCATCGTGTTAGAGCGAAGTTGAGTAACCAACTCGTACTTGCCGCCAGAGAGTTTCTCGCGGAGAGCCGTGGTGGCTTCCGTGATCAACTGCTTGCCCGCATTGTTGTACGCGCTCTTGGCTAGGATCATCTGCGCCAGAGCGTAGTGGGCTCCGTCTTTCTCAAAGGCGAACAGGGGATGTGCGCCTTCGGGGCTTTGGACCGCCATCGTGAGGATTAGGATAGGATCGTAAATATCCATATCACCCTCAGTGATGTCGGTGGTGCCGCCTGCAGTACGCACGTCGGCTGCCGTGTTAAAGATTTTCGGACGTTCTTCCGTGCCGTAGGGAATCCTCTGCATGTACTTTTTTGCCATGCGGATGATCGTCAATTTGGCAGGAGACTTCTGGTTTCCGACGGCCACCTCTTTCCGGAAGACGATGCTGCCGGGAGGGAAGTCGTTGGAGAGTTCGCCAGTCTTGTTGGCGATGTTAAGCCGGGGAATCTGGAAGTCGGAGACGTTAAATTCTCCCTCCATGCCGGCATTGGTGGTCAAGGTGAGGGGCTGTTCGACAACCTCCGTCAGTGCCTTGCTCGATTCGGTTACTGTTTCTGGCTTTGCTTCTACTTTTGCTTTTTGTTCTTTAGGGAACGTAGTTTTCATTGTTTATCCTTTATTTTTCTTAGTTGATAGGACTCGCTTCCTCGCGTCAGGGCGTTCGCTTCGGTGAGTTTGTCCTCAAGGTTGTCGCGTTCTTCTTGTTTTGTGCCCCGAGGAGCCTTGCTGGCGACTTGATCAGCTAGCTCCTTGAAGTTGACTGTGACGGCTTCCATAAATTCAGCCGTCGAGATCTTGTCTTTGACCAAATCGTACGCCTTGTTGGCGTCCGTGATCTTTCTTGCCCCCTGGACGGCCGTAAGACCATATCCAGGGATCTCGTTTCCTTCCTTTGCGTACTCAACGTTGTGTTTGCGTACGGAACCGCACCAAGCTTCCAGCACCGGCACGAGACGTTGTGCCTGTGATCGTTTTTCCGGTGTGGCTAGCTGGCTTGGGTGGAAGAGATCGGGAAGTTGAGCGTCGTGAGCCAGGTCGTAGGACTTGGCTAGGGAAAGGGACATAGCCTGGACTGCGTCACAGGTCGCGATACGGGAGCAGTAGATGCACTGGTCACCTGGGCGGGCCATATCTGGGGTATTATTCCGAGCCCTTTCGATGATGCCTTTGATTCTGGCGTTCATCTTGGGGAGATCTCCGTCCCTGGTGAATGAAGCGGAATCCACGTAATCCAAGCGGGGCTGGAGAATGTGGAGTTTGAGATTCTTTACGTACGGATATTTCTTAAAGACGCCGATTGCGTACGCCCACATCTGCGGGTTGGTCTCCGCTGGGTCAACGGGGTTAAAACCAAATTTAAAATCGAACATCGCAGCCTCATCTGCACAAATGAAAAAGCGATCGACGTAACCCCATTGGTCAAACACGTCGAGCTTCTGCTCAGACAAGTCCATGAACTTGGAATTCTTTTCCGTGTACTCAGCTTTGGCTGCTTCGACGAATGAAAGGCATTTATGAACGAGCGCTTTTTCAGTGGAGTCGAGACCTTCCATTTCGCCGGTCTCGCACGCCTTGTGCATCGCAGTTCCGCGGAGAGTTACTGGATGAACTTCGCCAGAATTGTCTTTTTGATAGCAGGGGCAGAGCTCAAAGTACTTGAGGCTGCTCGGTGAGTAGCTAGCGTGATTGTCAGTAGTACTCATGAGGGCAAAGTTACTACCAGATCGCCGTCATTAAGCAAGTCAATTTCACGAATTTTGGATTTTGTTTTTCGTGCGACTTGTTCTTCAACTGAATTTGCGGCGTAAACTAAATATTGTCTGCAATGACTCTTCGATCCGGTGCGTGCAATGCGGCCGAGAGCTTGTTTTAAATCAATCGCCGAGTATGTCGGACACACCAAACTCACTCGAGGACGACCGTGCAAATCGTGAAGCGAGAGCCCAACACCGCCGGCTTGAATTTGCACGATGATGACGTGCTCCTTGTTCGCTTGAAACTTGTCGATTGCTTCCTGACGCTCTTCTGCACTTTGCTCTCCGTGAATTGCAGGGGCATTTAAACGCTCCATAAGCGTCCGGCAGGTCTGCATGAAATTGGTAAAGATCACGACACTGCATCCAGCCTCAACATGCTCCTTCGCCATCTCGGTAAGTACGGGCACTCGCAGTAGTTCAACCTCCTGGCGGAGTCTTAATAGCCTTGTACGGGGCTCAGATGGGTCGAAATCGTTGGACTTAGCCTCTGCCAAGGCCGCCAGCTCGGCCTCCATTTGGCCGTAGAGCTTGCCAATGCGGTCATCAATATCAAAGACCTCGGACATGACGTTGTTTTGAGGGAAGGCATCACCCAGCTCTTCCACGCGAGTACGTACGCCACGCTTGGGAAAGATATGTGCGTGAATCTGGAGAAGACCTTCTTTGCCTCCGTAGTATTGGAAGCCGCCCCAGGGGGCTTGAGCTACCTTCATGGTCTTAAGCCAACCCCAGTAGTTTACCCCGGTGTGAATACCTAGAAGGTCGCCCGTCCAGCGCATATCCAGGGGGTTCTGAGCAGCCGTAGCTGAGAGCATAAGGACGGTATGGTCGGCCTTGGATGCGCCCAGGATCTTGCCGTTCTGACTGCTATATCCTTTGCACTTATGAACCTCGTCAAAAATCAGAAGGGTAGAGGAGGGGAGATCCCACTGCCATTTCTTGGCAACCCACTTGCCGTGCTTTTTTCCGGTTCGGAGTTTTTCGTAGTTGATGACGAACAAGGGTTCGACGCCAGCTTCTTTGAGCCAATGCTTCCAGGAAGGTATGACCGCTTTGGGACATATCACTCCCACGGGCATATTCATTTGCTTTGCGACAAAGGCTGCCGTGACCGTTTTTCCTGTTCCGCAATCGCTAGCGTCCAACGCCACACGGTTGTTGATCAGGGCGTCCATTAACTGGGACGCGTTTTCCTTCTGCCAAGGAAAGAGGTTCAAGTTTCGATGATCAACGATACAAACGAACCTTCAGGATCATCACTTCCACTTCGCCAGACCTGAACTTCCTGGATATCGAAGCAGTCCGAATCCACGTCGACGCAAATGTCGAGGTGGGGGCTTACCTTTTGCAGCTTTTCCAACAGTTCTCCAACTGTCATTTTATTTCTTCTCCACGGGGCGGATGCACTTTAGTTACCAGCTCGAACCATGAATCCGCGGTCATGGTCACGAGCCAGGGTGAATTGTTTTTACGGTGCGCCACTGCGATTGGTTTCCCTCCGCAGTCCCGTACCGCTTGTTCAACAGCTTTTCCGACGTTGAGGGCCTGAACCCTTTTGACTTCGAAATGGAAGGGGAGCTCTGAAATGACGTCGGGTGCATCCGGATTCCCAGAGAACTGCTGGCCACGCCTTGCGGTGTAGCCACGTTTTTTGACTTCGTCTCTCCACTCACGCTCACCGACACAACCCTTGGCACGACTATTCACGTGCGACTCCGAATTTATCATTCGCGAGCCACGCCTGGATATCCGACTCACAAATGCGGATAATTCCACCAGCTTTCGAGTGAGGGAGGGGATGACGTTTGTTGTTTAAGTAACGGCGAATTGTGCGGTCGCCAACATGAAGCCGAGAGGCTGCTTCTTTTACGGAATAAATCTTTTCTGGGATTTGTTTGCTTACTTCAGATGGATTTACATTCTCAACGACAATGTGAAGTTTGTTGGAAGGAGTGACTGCGACTTTAAAAGACTGAGCTTCCAATATTAGATTCATACGGTGTGTTACATCTAAACACGCCGTCTTACGGCAGTCAATCCAAATTAAAAACTAGATGTGTTTTTTGCGGGAACCTTCTTTTTGATAAGACTTCATTTATGACTCGTTAATGTTAATCCTTACTCCGTCTTATCCTTTTGTTGCAAAATTACCTCTTAAGCGTTTTTCTACCCTGCGCGTCGATGTACTGCGCCAAAACCATTCTGACCAATCCTGAAACGTTGTTTACCCCTATTCGCCGGCTTTCCTCTTCGAGGAATTTTGCCATGTGCTTGGGTAAGCTTATTGTTTTTACTGTTTGGTTACTCGATCTTTCGTGACTCCTCTCCTGCTGTTCTTTCATTTGTCCCTCCTTGACCCGGTAGAATTGCGAAGTACCTCTCCGCCATAGTCCGGGTCACTGTTTTCCCATCCACCTGGATGGTCTTGTACCTACGCAGCACCATTGTCGGGCTATTGCCCATCGCCAGTGCAGTTGTTGAAGCATCTCCTGTCATAGCTAAGTAGTAGGTAGCAAAGCTGTGACGATTTGCGTTTTGTTTCCAAGTAAAAAGCGGTTTTTCCTTTTGTATTTTGTGAATTAAATCTTCAAGCCAAGCATACAGGTCTTTATTAATTTCACCTGATCCAAGACTTTTAAGTATATTTCCTTTATATAGCCTAAAAGGGCTAAGCCAAGCTTTTAGGTTGTCGGTCATTGCAATAGTTCTATCGTTGTTAGCTCTTGATTTAGAACCACCTACAAGCTTTCCTTTAATTAAAATCAAATTGCTAGACCAGTCGAGGTCTTCCCAGTTCATTCTCTCTATTTCGGACGATCTCACCCCCGCAAAAGCACCCAAAACAACCCATGGAATAATCCTTTTTGGGGCGTGTTTTAAAATTAGACGCATGTCCTCGACGGACCAACTTTCCAATTTAGCGTCATTAACCCGGATACTTTCAGTCTTTTCAGCTTGGTGATCCTTATCTGGTTCCAAGTAGTCCTTCCTCTTGGCGTAATCAAAAATCATGCTGATGGCTCCGCGGTAGTGCTGTCGAGTTCTTGGCTGCCATTCCGGGTTGGCCAAGAATGAATCCAATTCCTTGGCCTTGATTGTTGAGATAACTCGGCCACCAAAAACCCTCTCAAACTTACCCCAACGAACCTGGAGAGTTTGTTTCTGCCGCTTTTCAATAAAGGTATCGTTCAGCTTGATGTTGAGCATTTCCTTCAAAATTTCACTAACCGTGATCTTTGGTAGTTTGTTATCACTGGTTCTCAACCACAGGTTGACTGCCTCACTCAGGGGAGTACCACCCATCTTTTTTTCTAGGTCCCTAAAATAAATCAGCTCTTTATTTGACACGGCGACCATCGAAGCTCTTCCGTCAGCCAAGTCTCTGGCAATTCTACGGGCCTCGCGCTTTGCTTCGGTAAGTTCTGCAATTGCTCGACGTTGTCTTTTCCCCTCGGCCCACCACGTAACCATGTACGTCAAATAATTCTTATTGTTGACGCACTGATATATTTTAACATTGGCGAATCCATCTTGGATCTCGATCGGCTTAAATTCTTTTTTCATGCTGAATCGAAACATTACTGACAATTAATGTCTGTCGTCAAGGAAAAGTTGTACATTTTATGACCGCTCGCTCGTCATTAGTGTCAACTGTAAGTCGTTTTTACTCAACAAAAGCCTAGACAAATCGTGTACAAGTTACTGACAGTCAATGGTTTTGTAAACCGCTGGTCGTCGGTTCAAATCCGACAGCCGGCTCCACTTTAAGTAGTTGAAATACAGTAGCTTGAGTGAATGACCCCTTAAAAATTTGTATTGACAAATTCTCGATTACTGACAATTAATGTCTGATGCCAACGACTTTGTATGGAAAGGTATGGCCAGATGGGGCCGGAAAACTCGAAATTGAGCTTATGGCTTTCAAGCTTGGGCTGACCCCCGAAACGGGGGGTTTGGGCAAGTTTCAGCATTTCAAAAACGTTGTGGAGATTCTGTGGCCTTACCACAAAACGAGGAACAAAGCCGGGTTCTGCTGGCACCCTTGGGCGGAACGGATGATCCAGGCAGCTTGCGAGCAGGACTACCTTGCTATCTCCGGCCCCAAGTCCAGCGGCAAGACGGCGACCTTTGCCATGTGGGGGTTGGTGAACTGGCTTTGTGCTCCCCACGAGACTCTTGTCCTGGTTACCAGCACATCTATCCGGGAAGCCCGTAAACGCCTTTGGGGAGGCATCCGTGAGCGATTTTTGCAGGTTCCAGGCTTTCCTGGGAAATTGATAGATTCCATGGGTAAGATCATTTTGACTGAAGGGGAGTCCAGCGACCGATCGTCCATAACCCTGGTGCCGTCCAGTCCTGACAAAGAGAAGGAGGCTACGGCCAAACTTATCGGTCTTAAGAACCAGCGGGTTTTCCTTATCATCGACGAGGCCACCGACGTGACCAACTCGGTCTTTGAAGCTATCTCCAATCTAAACGCTAACCCTACGTTCCAGTGCATCGCCCTGGGTAACTTTTCCAGTCAGTACGACCCCTTCGGTATGTTCGCCACCCCTGTCGGCGGGTGGAACTCGGTCACGGTAGATCAGGAGGAGTGGAAGACGAAGCTGGGTTTATGCCTTCACTTGGACGGAGCCAAGACACCTAACCTTGATCATGACGACGCTTGGCCGTTCTTGCTCACAACAAAACAGCTACGGCACGCCGAAGACCACGACGGCGAGCACAGTATCTCTTTCTGGCGATTTATCCGTTCCTTCCCAGCTCCAGGCGGAGCGGAGGAGTCTATTTATTCAGAAGCCGACTTCCGTAAGTTCGAGGTTGATAAAGCTCCTAAGTGGATTGAACCACCCAAAGTAGTCGCTGGACTCGATCCTTCGTTTACCAACGGCGGAGACAGAACGGTGCTGTATTTCTTGGAGTACGGACGGACTGAGGAAGCTGGGCCTACTGTGAACTTTAAAGATTTCACTATCATCAGAGAAAACGTAAACGACCCACAACCCAGAAACTTTCAAGTGGCTCGGCAGGTTATGGCCGAATGTCAAAAGCAAGGGGTTCCACCGGAATATCTGGCGGTCGACGCCACCGGTGCGGGAGATCCGCTTTGCGATATTATCTCCGAGACGTGGTCTCCACGAATCTTGCGGGTGAAGTTCGGAGAAAAGCCCAGCACTCTGCCGATCAGCTCAAGCTCCATGGTGGAGGCCAAGGACAAATACGGGAACAAAGTCACAGAGCTTTGGTTCGGTGGAGTTGAGTTTATGCGGTCAGGCCAGTTGAAAGGTGTGATTCCTGAGCTGGCCAGAGAACTAACCAGCAGGAAATACACGACTATGGCCGGGGGTAAGCTGGTCGTAGAGTCCAAGCGAGATTACAAGTCGCGGGTGGGGAAGAGTCCCGATTTGGCAGACGCAGCCTTTGTAGGGTTGGAGTGTATTCGTGTTCGAGTCGGAGCAATGGCCGGTGGGACCGTCATGGCTAGGAAGAGTGGGGGCTGGCAGGAGCAGGCTCGCCGGCTGGATCGCGTGATCGACACCAACAAAGACCCTGTGTTAAATTATTGACTTTTAACTGACAGTAGACAGAATAGTCGTTCACGTGGACATCTTACTCGAGAATATCAGCGAAACAGGAGCCCCGCCAAAGGCACGTCTTAAAGACGCCAAGTCGGCTCACAGTATTTATACTACGCTGAGAGAGTCGGATGCGCACGCTGACCAGGACCGTAGTAAGGTCCAAGCGATGTTCGATGGAGATCCACCCTACAATCCGAACACGCTTCGCAGTATGGGGCAGGCATATCGAGCCAACCTAAACTTTGGTGAAGCTGCGGCCGATCTTGAGAACGCACTTGCCGCTTACACTGATTTGGTGAACGGCGTAGAGAAGCTAGTCGAAGTTAAGACTACGTTCGGCGACGAGAGCGAACGGCAGAACTGGGCAGGAGCAATCTCTGAGGAGTTTCACAAGACCTTGGTTGAGTGGGATCAATTTCATTTTAATTTCCAACTGCTGGCTCATCACTTCATTTCCCAGGGGCTCGGCGTTACCTTTTTTGAGAACGATAAAGACTGGCGCTGGCGTGTTTGCGGGATTGGCGATTTTCTTATTCCCCGAGGCACACAGGCCACCGAAGACCGTATTGAGTTTGCCGTAGCTCGCCGGGTCTACCTGGCTCACGAACTTTATAATTTCATCAAGAACCCCAAGGCCGCCAAAGAAGCTGGTTGGAATGTTGAAGAGGTTCGCAAGGCTCTAGCTGCACTTCACAAAAATAACCGCCCCGGAGACCAGAGCTGGGAAGAACTGGAGCGGGAGTTTAAAAACAACGACCTATATCACTCCTACGCTCGCGCCGGCGAGATTCGGGTGAATCACTATTACGTACGTGAATACGATGGCACAGTCAGTCACTACATTGGGCTGCGTGACGGATCTAATACTGACTTCTTGTACAAGAAGGAGAGTCGATTCAAAAAAGCCTCAGAAGCTTTCAACATATTTACCTTTGGCGTTGGGAACGGCACCTACCATTCAATCCGTGGGTTGGGTTACAAAATCTTCCCTCACATCCAGGTAAGCAATCGTCTCCGTTGCGCGATGGTCGACGGCTCGATGATGTCGACCAGCTTGGTTCTCCAGCCCAAAACTGCCGAGGACGTGAGTCGCCTGTCTCTTGCTTTTGCAGGACCTATTTCATTCCTTCCTCCAAATCTTGAGGTCGTATCGACTCAGTTCCCCAACTACAACAACAGCGTAATGCCGGTTGTTCAGGAACTCTCCATGACCCGCCAAGCAAACACGGGAAGCTACCGATCTCACCAGCAGGTGCAGGGGAGCAAGGAAAGAACAGCAACCGAGGTTCAGGCTCAGCTGGCGAACGAATCTGTTCTTACTACCGCTAGCATCAATTTGTTTTATGTAACTTGGGGCAAGCTCCTTAAAGAAAGCTTCAAGCGTTTACAAAAAGATACCTGGCAGCCTGGCGACGCTGGCTACGAAGGTTATGCCAAGTTCCGCTCTAGGCTCGAACAGCGTGGCGTGCCCTGGAAAGCAGTTCTTGATGTTCACGATGTCATCCCAGTCCGTGCCGTAGGTTACGGATCTAGCGGTGCCCGTATTTTGGCCTTCAACGAATTTATCCAACTCCTTCCTCGGTTCGACGAAGTGGGTCAGCAGAATCTTATCCGTGATCGTGTTGCCGCTCGTGTCGGCTACGACCAGGTCGATCGGTATCTCCCAGCCGGGAAACTCAAAGAACGCCTACCGACCGACGCCAAGATTGCCGAGCTCGAAAACGCCCAGTTTCAAGACGGACGTCCTATTTCTGTTATGCCTACCGAGAATCACTCGGTTCATATTCGTGTTCACTTGGCCGACGCCCGCGGAATGCTCGACGCTACCGCTCAAGGCATCGCCAAGCCCGACATGGCTTTGGCTTATCTTTCACTGAACTACCAGCACTCAATACAGCACCTCCAGCAGATCGCCGGAGATCCGACCCGCAAGATTGAGATTGGGCAGTACAACGAAATGCTGAACTTGATGCGTGAAGCTATTGTGGCTTTGGAAAACAATATGCGGGCCGAGCAAGAGAACATGCGCAAACAACAAGAAGCAATGGCCAGGCGTGGTGGAGGGCAGGGCGGTATCGACCCCAACACGGCCGCGAAACTTCAAGACCACCAAATTAACATGCAGATGCGAGTCGAAGAAGCGAAGGTGGATCAGCAAATCAAGCTGGCGGATCACCAACAGAAGATGGCTTTGCGTGATGCTGAAATCGCCAGCAAGATCAGAAACTCGTAATATTTTGTGCTTGCCATAATGGCACAAGTCTGTCAATAAGATATATATGATGACTATCGACGAATGGCGTAAAAGGGAAGACCTTCAACTAGAATTAAGAGAACTGCTCAAGCACCCAGCTTTATCGAAAGCTTTTGAAGTGCTTGTGGATTTTGCGTTGCCTAAAGCTATGCCGGTTCCGCAGGGCGCGGACATTGCCTTGTGGGGCGCTCTTCAAAACGCACGGCGCGAAGGATTTTATGACTGTCTCAGAAACTTTGGGGCTTTGACCAATTTGGCGGAGCAGCCGGCAGTGTTGCCGGAACCCTGGACTGAAAACAAAGGAAAAAATAACTAATGAGCACACCCGCTCCTGAGCTTGGATTATTGGATGCATTAAACGTCGCGTTGGATACTCCCGCGGCTCCTCAAGCAGAGGCTCCAACAACTCCCGAACCTAAAACTGTCGCAGCTCCTGAAGCTGTTAAAGCTGAGCCAGCAAAAACAGAGGCGAAGGCTGAGGCAACTCCTTCCAAGGTTTTAGAGAACAAGCTCGATATTCCGGATGACGTGCTCGAGGCGATTGGAAAAGAGCCCGAGGCTGCAAAGGAAGAAGCTACTCCTGAACTTCCAAAAGAGGCCACCAAGTCTGCTCAAACAGCTTTTGCAAAAGTTACGACCGAACTCCGTGACACCAAAGCCAAGTTGGCCGCGCTTGAAGCTAAAATTAACAAGGAGACGACCAAGGTTGAGGACTCAGGAGAGGAGACTTCTCCTCAGCTTGATATTCTTCGTAAAGAACTTGAGACCCTCAAAGCCGAGCGCGATGAGTACGAGAGTGAGCTTTCCGTAGCCCGTGTACAAGCCACCAAGCAGTACAAGGTTGCGATTGATGCTCCTATTCGTGAGGCCACCAACACCATTCAAGAGATGGCCAAGATGTACGAGATGGATGCCGATGCCGTTGTCCGGGCCGCAGCAATTAATGATCCTGCTCAACGCAGAGCCGCGGTCAAAGAGATGCTTACAGGTCTCGACCCAATCGATGCAGTTGATGTGCGTCGTCGGGTGGATGAACTCAATTCATTGTATAACAAGCGCGACACCATTCTCACCAACGCTGAGAAGGCTATGGAAGAGATCAGCAAACGTGAGCTCGCTCAACAGGCTGAACAAACTCGTCAGCAGGAGCTTGCTCAAAAGAAAGCTCAAGAAGAGACCACAACGACTTATAGCGAGATGTGGAACCGCTTCACACAGGAAGTGCCGATTCTTAAAAAGACTGGCAACGCCGAGTGGGACGCTCGAGTCGATGGGCTTCGTGAACAGGCTATGCTTGTTGAGCAGTCTGATTTGGACACTGAAACCCGGGCAGCCTTGACTTACCAAGCGGTAGCAATGCCTCTTATGGTTCAGTTGTTCCAGGGTTACGTTAAAAAGAGCCAGGGCGAGATTGCTGGCCTGAAGAAGGCTTTAGGTGAGTATCGTGCCGCCACTCCTGGAGCTGGCGGTGGCGACGCCAAGACTGGTTCTCCTGAACTCGCTTCCGACGTAAGCTTTTTGGATGCACTCGAAAAAGGTCTGAGGTAAGTAACTCATGCCCGCTTTCTACCCGGAAGGCGACGAGCCGAAACTAGCCGACCCTTCGGGGAGGTCTCTTCATAAGATTAATAATCTTTTAAAGAGTATCGATGCTAAAACTGGCTCTACCACCATTACTGGTCCGGTTACGGTCAGCAATGAGGTTGAAGTCACCAACAGCACAGGGAACCCGATTCCGGTAAGCGGAACCGTTGCTTTAGATTCCAACAGTCTGGCGGCGCTAGAGAACATCAGCGTCACCTTCCCAGCGACTCAGAATGTAAATGTCACCAATGCTGGGTTGAATGTTTCGGTAACGAATCTACCAGCGACTCAGCCCGTCTCGCTAGCAACGGTTCCTTCTCACGCCGTTACTGGGCCTTTAACAGACACCGAGTTACGAGCAACCGCAGTTCCCGTCAGTGTCAAAAATGGGGTACCAGCGATTACGACGACAGGAGTTAACCACCCTGTAACCAGCTTCACGGCAAGTACCAAGACAATCACCATCACCAACTTCTCAAGCAATCCAGTCATTGGCAACTTTCTGCTTATCGCCAATACAAAGAGAGGAGTAATTGTCCACAACTCGGTTGATCCCGAAAAAATATGCACATTTGGGTCGCCAAGCTATAACGGCCAGTTCTGGTCAATTACAGCAACTTTCCCCGCCTCTTTGGATACGACTGGGATGCAAAACTCAGACACGTTCCATGTCGTATATGCACCAGAAGCCGTTGGCTATCCAATCGCCAGTCAAGTTGAGCTTGTTGGGCGTACACAAACGGGCAGTCGAGGTTCCGCCCTGCTCAGTACAGGTATCACGGGCGCACTTCTTGTCGATGCAGGAGTGGCGGGAGGAGTGGGTACAGCAAGTGAGTCTCCCGCAAGCACCGACACTTCAATTTCGGGAATTAACGGGCTACTCAAACGCCTTCTTCAGAGAATTACTACACTTATCTACCCGCCTTTTGCTAGTGGGTCTTTTGTTTCTGCTGGCGCAGTCAGTACTGGTATTGATTGTGGCGGGTATGACTATCTTGTTCTGCACATTTCTGGCGGAGGAGGTGGGTATAATAGGCCGATACAGTGGTCTTATGATAATGCAAATTGGACGCAGGGAGGCGTGGTATTTAGGCATTCGACTCCCGGTAGCTCATCTACGGGAAATGAAGCTCATTGGACAGTAATGGGCGATATTCTAGGCACAAGTAGCGGGATATTTGTTATCCCGGTTGTAGGTAGGTATTTTAGGATTGGTGCTAGTACTAATGGTGGTGGGTCGTGGACTCATAACTGGTATTTGCACAAAGGGCCGTTCCCCGGAATCGTCGAGGAAGGGATCGGAGCTAGAAATTCTTCTCCGGCCTCAACTGATACTTCAGACGTAGGGTTAAATGGCCTCTTTAAGCGACTTCTCCAAAGATTAACAACCTTACTACCCGCTAACCTTACAGTAAGTTCAACCCGCCTACTTGTGGATGGATCGGGAGTTACCCAACCCGTATCGCTGGCCTCAGTGCCCTCGCACCCAGTTACTGGGACATTCTGGCAGGCGACCCAGCCAGTCTCTATAGCCTCCGCCCCCGTTACCCCTGTCACAGATAACGGAGGTTCACTGACTGTCGACGGATCGATTACCGCAACCCAAGCCACCGCCGCCTCGTTAAAAGCTCAAGCTCAACTTCTAAACGCTGCTGGTTCTGTCGTTGATTACGCAATGACGGGCACCGCTGGTACGCCAGCAACCGACGTGGTGACTGTGCAGGGTATTAGCGGAGGTACGTCGATTCCAATTAGCGGAACCGTAAATACATATCCCCAACAAGGAACAACCGCCACTAACACAAACTTTTCAAGTATAACATCTGCTGAAATCGCCCCAGCAGTTGCCAATAGGGAATCTCTAACAGTGTACAATGAGGGCCCAGGCACACTCTTCATAAATGCGGGTGGTAGTTGCAGCACAACATCGTATCAGGTTCGTTTATTTGCGGGAGATTATTGGGAGGCACCGGCGGGGCAACTATCGCTTCAGCACAGCGGAATATTTGGAACTGCCGGTACCGCCCGGGCGGTGCAAGTTAGCTAGAGAAACGTAATGCCTTTATTTAAAGCAAGGCAAGCGTTCGATGCGGATGCGCTTATTTATTTCAACAAAGTAGGCACACCGCTTACAGACGCAGCCAAAACACAAGTCAACGCCCTCATTTTGAACATGAAGGAGCTGGGGATTTGGTCTACCTGCGCTCACGGCTGGCTTTATTTGCCTGAACATAGTGGAGTGCCTGTTGGAGCTACTACCGGAGTATTCTATGATTTAAAAGGAGTGTCTGATTTAACAATGACTGGTTTTGCTGCAGCTGGGCAAACTCAAACAGTCAACGGTCCGCACATCTGGGAGAACGGGCTTCGGACTTTGCGATCCGAACTTCTGGGTACTGTTCCCGTGGCTGGGCAATTTGGTAACACAAGTTATGTAAACGGGGAAGACCCCGGCTTTGTTTGGGGTGGACTGTGGGACGAACCGATTGATTTTTCAACAGGAACTTCCTCTGGAAGCGGTCCGTCAACTGGTTCCGCCCCCTTTATGTTTTGTTTTGGTGATCGAGCCCCCGACGTATTTGAAGCCTCTACAGCAGGCTCAGGCTCTTTACATAGCCCTACCAATCAGTACTACACACAGAGATTCAGGTTTATTGCCCCGACAACTAGAGGGATGCGATTTGGAATCATCTCAAGCGGGCCCGCTTACTTTGATTACCCGCTATTTATTGTTTACGACCCAACAGCGTCCTACACGTTTTCAGTATTAGATGCTAACAATCTCACCAATAACACGGTAGGTGGCAACACTGTTGGTAATTATAATTACAATTCCCACTATAGACTTGGTCAACCCGGCACAGCTACGGTCCCAAGCATTCGTCAATTCGACGCACAACTACAACCATTAACCAACGAGTCTGGCACCGTCGGCTTTTCCAGACCTCCGTATGCAACCGCCTCACAATCGGGCGCCGGATTCTTAATTGATGTAGGGCTTTCTGTTCCCTCAACAACGCAAATACGTTGTCGAGCCGTTAAGATAAACACAACCAACCCGAACGAGGGGTTTGGTTCAACACCATTTTTCTTCTTTGTTTTTCAGAAAGATACAAACTTTGGTTATAGACGAGTCGAAAAACTAATTAGTTTCCATCAGACACTAGATAAACAGATAGCGGGCCCTCAAAGAGCCTTAAATAAGTTCGCCCCGTTTCCTGATCGCTGCCGCATACGAACAGCTAAGAACAGAACATCTACCGAGACACTTCCACCGAGAGTTTATTTCGGGGTAAACGGATCTTTGTCCACCCATTGTAACGACCCCGCTAATGCTTACGGATCATTTACCCTCGATATGTGGTGCGAGGAGGAAGAGTACAGCCTTTTCCCGTCTTCCATAACCTCCAGCTTAACCTCGGCTCAGTTTCAGAGCTTTCTTCTTTCCCTCCAGTACCGCATCCATAACGGGTTTAGTAAAAACAACATTACTTTCCCAACTTCTCCAAATTCTTTTACGTTGGGTGGTGAGACAATCACTCGAAACCTAGGGACGGGGTACAAGACTTATCGTAAGCTTTGTTCTGCTACTTACCCCACCACTAGCCTGCATTTCACTCCGATCCAGAATGTAACTTCTCAAGCGATCACCAACGTAGCTACTGCGGTCGTACTTACAGTAACATTCACCCCATCCCCACTCTACAACGTGGGTAGTATAATTCGAATCGACAACGAACAGATGTTAATTACCGCAATAGGAGTTGGTCCCACCCTCACAGTTACAAGGGGGCATAACGGCACTACAGCTGCCGCACACAACGCTAGCTCGATCGTGTTTATCTTCGACCCAAGAATCAGGATGTATATTCCATACCCAAGTTTCATTAATAACTTTGAGGTTATGGTTTCAGACTTTAACTTAAATCATATCCCGAGCTACGATGCGGATGCCTTAACTTATTTTACAAACACGGGGATTACAGATCTTACGGCACGTCGCCAAATAAATGACTTTGTTGTCGGGGTTAAAGCTCTAGGTGCCTGGTCTACTATGGTCTGTTGGCCGATGCGAAGCTCACAAAACGCTGGCACAGGTTCAACCGTGTATAGCCTTGGGGGAGGTGGGACATTTAACGGTACTATGTCCGCAGGGGCTACTTGGGGTGCCGAAGGCATAACCTTTAACGGATCTACGGGTCGAGTCTCAACAGCTCTTACTTCAATTACGAGTGACCACACCTCAATGAGCATTTTTAAACAAACCTCAATTACAGGCAACCAAGTTACCCTAGCTAAAGACGATCAAGGTTCAAATCGACAGTTTAACCACGTTTCGGACGGGATCTCATATCTGGGTCAGGTCTGGAATACTACCGCTCGAAGTATATTTGTTGGAACACCCGTTGCTGGAGCCTTTAGGTCAATCGTTCTTCGCAATAGTGCGGGTCTTACAAACGCCCAGCCAGGGCAGTGGTATAGCAATCCAACTCAGACAACAACAACCTCTGGGACAATGTCTGCTGGTACAGCAGGTGTTTCAATTGGGTCTGCAAGTAACTCCAATTTTTTCTTTAACGGGGTTATACCTTTTGCTGCCGTTTGGAACTCATATTTAAGCGATACAAACCGGGCAACCGTGTACCGAATCTATCGTGACACCCTAGGCGAGGGGATAACGCTACCTAACTAAAACATATGGCCGTCCTATTATTCGTTAAACCCCCCGCACCCGCTGGGCTTCCTGTGGCGAGTACGGCCTCAATCATTGTTTCTGGATTACCTGCTGAGTACGGCCTCAACGGAACTTATAGCAAATCAGCTTGGACAGGATATGGGGGCGGAGTTATTTATGATGCCAGCAATGTATACTACAACCCAAACTACACAGGCGGAGACAAAGATGGAGCCGCAATTGGGTGGAGTAATAACGAGTCTCGTTGGAAATTTACTTACTACAATGATAACGCCCAGATTCTTACTTCGACAATTTTGGGCTTATCAGCGAGCCACCTCCCATCAACATCAACGGACTGGCTTGCAGGGACGAATGAAAATTACTATGCAGGGTTAACCACTTTTTGGACGGGTTCTATCAACATCACCGAAGCACCCGCTGGGATTCCTGTGTCTAGTGCTAGTGTTGTTTTGAATTTAACAAGACCCGGTTATGGTTACCCCCCTACAACGACACTTGTTAAAAAATCAACAATAGGTGAATACTTGGGGAACGTTACTGGGGATGTACTATATTTAACGTCTGGTTTTGTTTATAAAAGCGTAAATATAATTTCTGGAACTGATTACGGAAGTACATATCTTGTTCCTCCAAGCGCAGGAGTTGGAGACGCACCTACCCCTAACAACTATAATTGGGCTCAGCCAAGCTCATTTTGGAGAATTCTGGATTTTTATAGCGATGACGGAACAAGATATACGGACTTTGGACACAACTCGTCAACGAGCACAACTACTATTCCTTCTACTGGATGGATACCAGACCCCAACTACCCAGCTATTTCGGATAATCCTAACGGCGTAACAGCGGTCTCCATCACCGCCTCCTAAACCTTTAGGTATTGACATACCGTAGTCAGTAGCGCATACTCTCATCTGCCTTAGAGATCCTATAAAAACGGAAGCGGGTTTTGAGGGCACGACCTATAAAAATGGAAGAGGTCACACGGGCAATAAAAGTCTCGGGATGCCGCCGGGAGATCCAATTTTGAAAACTACGGGAAACCGTGTTGGTTTCTCCTCTTGTTTTTAAACTCTTACTTTTTTTCTCTGAAAGGAGAATACTAATATGGCTACTGAATATACAAATATCGAGCAGCTCCTTGTTAAGGAAGCTGGGCGAATTGGGCCTGAGATCTACCGCAAAACGGTCGACAATAACGTCTGGCTCAAACTAATTAAACAAGACACTTTCCCCGACGAGATGGGCGATCGGGTCAGCGTGCTGACCTACGAGCGTTCTATCCCCCAGGCGGCCCGTAACGGACGGCAGAATGATTTTGATCTTCAGTCGGTCTGGCAGGGTTCCTCGGCGATCCTCGGGTCCAATCCTACCGATCAGACCTACACCAGCTTCAATGCATATACTCAAGCCACCTCAGGTGCAGCTAGTGCGTTGACCGCTTCGACGGATTCTGCTAACAACGCCAGCCTGCCTAAGTTTGCTAACGTTGAGTTTGCTCAAACCCTCCGCACTTACGACCTCCGTCGTGTTGCGCTCGAATCTCCGAACATCTCGCTCGAAGATTTGCGCTTCCCCGTGCGCCGGAAAGAGCAGCTGACCCAGATCATGAACATCCTGACCGAGCAAACCGCTTTGGTCTGGACGACTCGCTACCAGGACGAATACGTCCGGTTGGCTCAGAACAAGATCACCCCGACCGGTGCCGATGCGTCTTCTGCTGCGTTGAACTATGCGACTGTGTCGAGCGATCTCTCTTCCTTTAGCCCCGTGGTTAATGCGACCAGCAAACTGACTCAGGGAATCCTGCGTCGGGTTTACATGCGGTTGCTGCGTGACGGCGCCGGTTCAGCCGCTCAAGGCAAGGAAAACGGAGCCCCTGTGTTCAACTTGATCACCAGCGCTGAGACCAGCGACGACATCATCAAGCTCAACAGCGACATCCGTAGCGACTTCCGTTACTCCACCAAGCCGAATGAGCTTCTCGCTCCTCTCGGTGTGGAACGGTCCTACGGTGGCTTCTACCACATCATTGATCCGTATCCTCCCCGGTACAACCGCGTTGCCCTCACGGCAACTGCGCATGCGTCCGGAGTTTACACGGTTGCTGATTCCACTGGCTTGGAAATTGGCGATGTGGTGACTGTCACAGGTAACGACGGCACGACGGTTAAGTCTACTACTAGCGTAGTTTCAGCTCTGACGGCTACTTCGGTAACGATCAGCGCGGCTGTTACTAGCCCGTCTGCTACGGACAAGCTCTTCGCCTGGAAGCGCGTGTTTCCGTTCACTCGTACCTCGGCTACCAAGGGCAACAAATACGACATCAACGCAAGCTACCTCTCGGCTGCTTACGAAGATTCCATCATCCTGGTCAACGAAGTGTATCACTCCGTTGTTCCGAAGCCTCTCGGCTCGATGGGACAGATGGGCTTTGATGCTCAAGGCTACCGTGGTGACTTCAAATGGAAGAACATCCCTGATCGGGGCACTAACCCCGACGGTTCAGTTGGCTTCTTCCGCGCGACGTTCGCTAACGGTTCCAAGCCGGTTCGCCCTGAATGGGGTTACGTCATTCGTCACAAACGTGGCGAAGCTGACCTCCTCTGGGTTGCTTAATTGACTTGAACGATTGCCCCAGGGGTTCAATCCCCCTGGGGCAGTCACATTTTACAAAATGGAATCTATCCTCCTGGTTCTCCCTTCTGGCAAGGGCAAGGTTGAGGCTAAAGCAAAGGCTGAAGACTCAAAGACTGCCAAAGCTGCTGGTGAACCTAAGAGCACAGATAAGGTTTCCGGAATACGTATTCCACTTCCTGTTGGGTTTTCAGCACCTACTCCAGTCAAACCTAGAGCTGAGTTTGATTTCGTAGCTTCAGGCATCATCGACGGGGAAGAGCTTGTTGTAACCAAATTGGAAGGTCTCCCAGTTCCTAATCCAGGTGTTGAGAGTGAAGAAGACAAGGAAAGGGAACGCATGGCGTTCGTAGATTCCGTTGAGAAAGGTTTTGAACTATGAAAGTAGAATTTCCGATCCCGCAAGGTTTTACACTCCCCGATGGAGTTAAAGAAGGTGAGACGTTTGAGTTCATGGCAGAGGGCTATATCAAAGGCGATATGTTTTGCCTTTCCTCAGTCGAGGGTAATCCCGTCGGCGAGAAAAAAGAAGAAGCTCCTATGGACGAAATGGCCTCGAATGAAACCCCGCAAGCCCAAGAAGGCAACTTCGTCGACTCAATCGAGACCGGGATGTCCTGAGCATTTAATCAAAGACCTCGGCCTGGCTATCGTTGAGCAGGCTGTTTGGGATTTGAAATATGCTCAGAAATACGGCACCCGATCTGCGTACCCAGAGGACTTGATGACCAAGCAACACTTTGCCTGGTTCTTCAACAAGAAGAATGAGCTCTGGCATTTGCTCGGGCTAAACGGAGACGCAATTTGCGACCGGCTACGGCCAGTTATTGCGAAGCTCAAATGAGCGAAGACCAATCCGAGATCAGGGAACGTTTGGCTCGAATCGAGACTAAAGTCGATTCCACGCTTGATCTGCTTACCGGCCACGACGGCCGCCTTCACAAGGTAGAAGGTCACATAAACAGGGGATACGGGATTGTCGCTACGCTTACCCTGGGGCTCACGATGTTTGGGCAATGGTTCTGGGAAAAGCTCAACGGCCGTTAATTATTGACAGAAGCAAGGAAGTAATTGATACTATCACATATGCCGACCCTACTAGTGGTTGCGTTGCTTTTTACGGGTTGTTCTACCGTATCCCCCAAGCGTTTGCCTAACTTTGCTACCACAGAAGCCCGATTAGACGCGGCCTCTGCTGTTGCCAATCCTGAGGCTAAAGTCCATATCGAAGAAGCTAAAAAGCAATTAGAGTCAGCCAAGCAAGCTTGTTTCGTCAATACCGAGGCTCTTGAGGAAGCAGTCAAAGAACGTAACGAGGCGGTTAAGGACGCCGAGATCTGGAAATCTAAACAGCGAAAAGCTCTTGGTGAGCTATGGATGTGGAGAGGGGCTTTGATTGCCGCAATCCTATTTGCCGCCCGTGGCCCCATCCTTTGGGTAGTTCGCAAGTTTATTGGAATCCCCTGGTGAAACATTGGCTTTTTTCAAACTTCCAGGGGCTCTTGGCGATTGCCACAGCCACTATCATCTTTTTCTTTTTAGGCCCAATCCTTCAGGGCTTTGACACGACAGCCGGTACAGTGGATCTAGGCTCTCTGCACGTCCTAGCTTTTGGGGCCGTTCGTTTTCTATTTTGCACGTTCATGGCTTGGACGGTGCTTCAATTAGACTGGAAGATACTGGATCAATACGTCGACCGAGGTGCGCTCAGCGATGACTGGAAGGAATCGGGACCACGGACAAGGCTGTTTGTTTTTGCAGCCGTGTTCTCAGTTCTGCTACTGGCAGCCATCCTGTCATGCCGATAAAGTATGTTTTTGCGATTACTCTTGCTCTTGCCCACTCCAATATTTCTTTGGGTGATACGGATGCGAGGCATCGCGTCATCGAGACCGCAAGAAAAGCCATCGGGACAAAAGAAGCCACAGGCCGAAACGACGGGGCCGTGGTGGACGAGATCCTAGACTCCGTAGGCTTAAAAGGTACACGAGCGCCTTGGTGCGCGGCTTTTGTTGTTTGGGTAGGGGATAAGACTTTTACTCGCCCCCTCAACCCATACCCCCGAACAGCCTGGTCGCCCACAATGCTGTACCGTCCTATTTGGGATAGATCCAGAAAAGGGACACCCCTTAAGCCAGCCGACGTTTTTGGTATTTGGTTTAACAGCATGGGTCGGGTAGCACATACCGGGCTTGTAGAGAAAAATGACGGGGAATGGCTTTTAACGATTGAAGGCAACACCAATGGGGGCGGTTCCCGTGACGGAGACGGGGTTTATAGACGTCGTAGGCTGGCAACCAATGTCCTGGGGAGGTCTTGGCTATGAGCCTTCGCATAGGGGCTATTGGCGTTCAAAGAGTGGCCGCAAAGCTCTTGGAGCAGGGGTTTTTGGTTTGCACACCTGTAATTGACGAGGGGTATGATTTGATAACTGACTGGAGAGGCAAACTTAAAAGAGTCCAGGTTAAGACCACGGCAGGCGCCTCGGACACCAAGACTCGAAACAAACTTAAATTCCTGGCTGTAAAAGGTCCTGGGTACGGATACGGAGCTCTTCTTAAAACCAATAAAGTAAAGACAATCTACAACAAAACCGACTGCGATATCTTTATTTTCTACCACATTCCGCAGGATGCCGTGTTTGTAATCCCACGGGCAAAGCTACCCAAGACAAAATCTATCTATTTCGCTGCTAACTCAGCCTGGCGAGATAACTGGGAAGTATTACGGTCCAAAGGTTGAAACGGCTTTTATTTCTGAGAAAATAACCATATGGCCATAGAAGATTCAGGACGCGAGAGAGCAGGGTTCAACGGGTTGGAAAGTGGCATGGATTCCTCTAGGGAGCCAAACCTGATCAGTCCAAAAAGCTACGCCCTTGGCGTTAACGTCACGGCTCGTGGGGGTACAGTAAAGACACGGCCCGGGTTTGTTCAGCTTGATTTGAAGCCAGATCCCGAAGATCCCGACGCACTTGAAGCGTTTCAAGTAGGGTACTTTCAAGGAGCTACGCTATTTACCCAGCCCGCCAATCGAGACGAAGCCTCTGATTTAGCCGATGCCGGCAAGGGTAAGACCTACATTATTGCGGCCGCTGGTGGGTGGCTTTACCGAATTGACCCGCAAACTAAAAAGATAATTCGAATTAACGGAACTCCTGGAACTGCAATTTCAGCTAAGGCTATATCCAGTATTACTTGTTCCGGCACAACCGCCACTCTTACAACAAGTGCTCCGCATCAATTAAACCCAGGAGACAAGATTACCGTTACCGACACACTTCAAGCACACTTGAACGTCTCTGAAGCTACAATTTTAACGACGCCTACTTTAACTTCATTTACCTATACAGCTAATTCATCTTCTTCGGTCGGGTCATCTGTTGGCTCTTATACTATATATAACCCGTCCGTCGGTTACGTGAACTTGCCAAAGTTCATGGACACGACGTATTACACGCTACGCATCGCCGGGGCAGGGAAGGCGACCGCGGGAGCAGGACTCACTAATAGCTCAAAGGTTATTGTTGAAGACCCGCTGCCGACTGGCGTTCTGCTTGGTAAAACAGGGACAGACTTTGCTGCCTCCGCAACAACTGTCTCGGGCGGGCTCGACTACGTCACCGTTTCCGACGGTGGAACCGGCTTCAGCAAGAACGCGAAAGCTTACGTTGTTGGAACTACGAACGCTTCGCTCGCGTTAAGATTTTCAAGAGACTCCTCCGCATCCGAAAGACCTTGGCCAGATAGAAACCACCAGACTAACCGTCATTACTTCTGCCAGGCCGAAAAATACCTCATCATTCAAGACGGGGTAAACGCACCTTTTATCTTTGACGGAGAGAACATTCGTCGTGCCCACATAACTTCTAACCCAGCTATTTCAATGGGTATCGGAAGCGGGACAGTCGTTTCTATCTTAGTTACAGACCGAGGCTCTGGGTACTCCTCAGCCCCTACAGTTACTATATCTGCCCCTGGTTCAGGCGGCGCGACAACCGCGACGGCCACCGCAATGATTGGGGCCTCAAGTGGGCAGGTTGAGCGTATTACGGTTACGAACGCCGGCACAAACTACACATCAGCTCCAACGGTCACTTTCTCCGGAGGCGGCGGATCTGGAGCTAAAGCTTATGCCATTCTTGAAAACCCAGTTGAAGTTCCAACTGGCTCAATTATGGCCTACGGGCAAGGACGACTTTTTATAGCTAACCCCAATCGCTTTGAGATTCAGGCGCTCGATCTTGTAGGTTCTCATGTAAACGTAAAAGCGGGGACAACAAGCTCCGGAGCTGTCAATTATCCGTTATCGGATCCAAGAGCCTCGGTTCTTTTTAATACAGAAAACACCTACCTCAATGAGGGTGGGAGTCTGCTCATGCCGTCGTTCATGGGAAGAATAACGGGCATGCAGTTCGTCCCTACTCAGAACACTACGGCAGGGCAGGGGCAGTTGTTTGTGTTTTGCGAATTTGGTGCCGCCACTTTTGCTGTGACCGCCCCCAGATCGCAATGGGGTACCACCTCTGGCTTTCAGACAGTTCTCTACACCAACATTGGAGCTGTCGGTCCGGATGCTTTTGCTCAGGTAAACGGTGATCTATTCTTCCGGTCCAACGACGGGCTTCGTACGTACAAGAACGCAACCGCCGAGATGGCCTCGTATGGGAACACGGCGATGAGTGCCGAGATGAATTCTATTCTCGAGCAAGAACCTATTCATCTTTTGCAGGACGTGAGTCTTGCTTACACAGATCGCGGTCGAGTTCTTATGACTGCTTTACCCCAGGAGTACCAACCGGAAACCATCAACAGTAAGTCCAAGAAAGTATACAAAGCTTTGATTAGTTTGGACTTTAACACTTTGACCGGGAGTCTAGGAAAAACAGCTGCCGCTTATGACGGGATATGGACGGGCATAGATATGCTTCAGGTTATTGCGGGTGATTTTGGACGGAGAAACAAAGCCTTTATTCTTGGGATCAGCTGTAACCTTAACAGCATTTGGGAGATCGACTCAACAGCGCACGAGGATCGCCCAATCGCCGGCAGCGAACTGACTTTTTCAAACAGCCTCCTGTCTGGGACTTATCAGTTTACAAGTCTTGCCGGGACTCGTAAGGCAAAGTTTGACCTTAGCAGGATAGCCGCACTTGGACCGCAGAGTGTGAAGCTTACACTCAACACTGAAAACGAGTCTGCTGCCACTACATGGACTTCTTCTGCGATGGGACTTCAAGCTGTGTCTCTTACTTACGTCGTAAGTAATTACGATGTCTCAGAAGAAGCATTTCTTTCCGATGCAAGAATCCTTCCATTCGCAAAGAACCTTTATGTCAAACTTTCTACCCAGGCTTCCGGAAAGACTTCTGGCGAAGTAGACCTGGGCCCAATTAATACTACTGGCTTCTTATATGTGTCCGCGGTTGCCTCTGGAGCCTTACCCGCAGAAAACTCTTCTACCTTCTCGGTTGCTTTTACCGGAGCATCTTCTGGGGCAGTACCTATTCGTGCTGAGCTAGAAACATCGGCTTATTCATTCCGCTCAATGTTTGAGTTGAAAAAACTCATACGCGCAGATTTCTGGTTTTCAAATCTTCGAGACCAGACAGATGTCGAGGTGTATTACAAACCAGACCAATACCCCAGCTGGATTTTCTGGGACAACTTTTACATGTTGCCCGAAACATCAGTATCTATCCGGGCGTTAAGTGGTGACGCAATCGCAGAAACAGGATTGTCGTCGACTATGAGCGATAATATCTTAGCGAGTAAATCGGCCGTATTACACAAAATAGATCTGACAAAATACTCTTCTCGCCTTACTCGTGGCTTGGGGCTTCGTCTCGACTTTGCAACGGGCGAAACTCCTCCAGGCACCGGGTCTGCACCTTACCACATCGGCGTGTCTTATCTTGTATCCACACTAACACCGACTGAAGTGGCAGCTCTTGTGAATGGCACGTCTGACTATACAGCTTTTTATAATTCTTTCAGGACAGTAAACGTTAATCTCCCCACCGACAGAGAAGCCTCAAGGTTCATTAACCTATACCGACCTACCGGAAACTACCTCTATGTTAAATTATCCTACCCGAGAACTTTGCCGAATTCATTTTATGATGTGACTGTAACGCCATACGGCTTTAATCAAAGTGGTGCTACTCCTGACGCTGTCGACACAACGGGCTTCTTGTCGACTATACCGAATCTTAAACCTCAATTCGCTCCTCAGATCCGACTCATGAATCCTCGCGAACAGGCCGATCCTTTGACCAACAGAATGTTTTCACATGGGTATGATTTTCAAGGTCGTATCGTGTGGACCGGTGCAGCCACTCTTCAGAAGATGTTTTTACATTGCCAGACCCTGGTTGAGCAAGTTGGAGGGAATATCTAATGAGTAACGAACTGAACAAAACACAGTGGCAACAGCTTGACGCCGTTGAGCCGTCTTTGTTTCTCCACTACTCCGAGGTATGCGGCTCTGTGTTTTCTGAAGAACTACTTACTGAGCCAGGCACTTTAACTTTGTCGGGAGGTTCTACACTCTTTGGCGAACCCCTTACAGATCAGAGTGATACTCCATTATTGACATAAGCCAGACAGTACGCCAGAATAGGAGATTCCGCTATGCCTAAGATCACAGACCTACAATCATTCTCAGGGACTTTAAGCAGCACGGACGTGCTTCCGGTCGTAAACTCTTCGGTAACCAAGCAAATAGCTATCTCCGAACTTCGAGGGAACATCCTTTCAAGCGGTTCAGTATCTTCTCAGCAGTTAGCTACCTCTTCGGTTATTACCGATAAAATTGCAGGGCGTGCAATCAATGGCGGCAAAATAGCTCTAGGCACAATTCTCCCAGAAAACCTTGAACCCCGACCAGGACTTACAGCCGGTTCATACGGATCGAACAGTGCCGTTCCGACATTTACCGTAAACAGCCAAGGGCTTGTTACTGCCGCAGGCTCTACAAGTCTACGTCAACAGGTCAGTGCTAACGTCTTTCAACCCTTCAATACCCAAGTAGTTGTTCTTTTTAAGACAACCCACGCAATGACGATCAACACGCCCGTAACAACTACCTTTGGCTCAGGTTCTGCCACTGTTACACTTTCTCCAGCGCTTGCAGACGGAACGGTCATAGCGGCAGGTACAAGTGTTACAGCAACCTTTTCAAATCTTTCAGGCGTTGTCGCTAACGCAACAATATCATTTGGGTACGTGAGCTAACGCCATGATGGTTAGCATCGTCGACAGCGCGACATTTAAGCTGAATATAGGCACCGCCAACACCAACTCATACAATCTAAACCTTCGGAACCATTTTGTGGCTTCCTATCCCTATGTTGGGCCTGGCGCGACAGTGGAGATTACCGTACTAGGAAATATCGGAAGCACTTCCACGAGTGAATATGCATTGCAAACCGGCAGTTGGCCTGCCGGGACAAATTTAAAACTCATTCTCCCAGCTACAAGCGGGGGAAGTGGAAATAATCCTGCGAACGGGGTTATTGCTGGAAAAGGTGGAAATGCAATCACTACTGGTTGTTGCGATATTTATGCCGCGGCCAGCTCTTTTAATCCGGGAGGTCCGGCTATTCTATTAAGTTATCCGCTTACTATTCAAAACAATGGCGTTATTGGTTCTGGGGGTACTGGCGGACAAGGAATTACCCAAAACCGAGATAACAACGCTCTTGGTGGTCACGGAGGTGGTGCGGGCATTGACCCAGGAAGCGGCGGTCAGGGTCGATACAATTACACCAATGGAGGATGGGTGAGTTCTTATCTTGTTGGCGGAACAAGTATCGGCGTAAACGCAGGCAACCTAGGTCAGGGAGCCGGTGGCAGAGCGACTTCATCTGCTGTCGTAACGCAAGGCAACACACTAACAGTAATAGGAAACGCACTCCTAGGAGGCACAAGTTAAATTATGGCTCTACTCGCATCTACACTCCCAGCCGGTACAAAGTACGCAACCCCGCAAGAGTTGCTGTCTTTGTTCGCCGAAAACCTTTCCGTTCCAGCTTCGGACGCCAGCGTATTTGTTCTCAGCACAACGGCCCCGAACGATCAGTCCAAGATCTGGTTGGATTCTTCCACAGCCAATCCGACTCTTAAGATTTATAACGGCGGGTGGATTTCGATCAGCGCTCAGAACACGTTTACCAGCGGGTTTACTGTGTCGGGCGGAAACGTTCGGTTGATCAACCCCGCGCTCTCGATTGACAACACAGGCACGTATGCGGGACGAGTGGGTGTCGGAACCGAGACACCTACGACAAAGTTGGATGTGGTTGGGGCGATTAAAACCGACACTTCTATTACCACTCCCGCTTTGATTCACCCCACAAGTGGAACTTTAGCAATAACTGGCGGTCTTTCTACGACCGGCGGTATTACCATGTCGAGCGGAAGCCTTAGCATTACGGCCGGAGCTATTACCGCGTCGGGCAACATCACCTCTTCTGGGGGCACTCTTTCCGCTACTGCGATCAGTGTAGGCACAGGAGCCATCACGGGAGGATCGCTCGCCCTTACGGCAGCCTCGATTACCTCGGCCGGATTGTTGACTGCGGCTAACATCACAACGGCAGGAGTTTTAACCGCAGGGAGCATCGTTCTACCTTCGGCAACAACGGCTACAACAAGTGTTTCTGCTGGTGGTGCGGCAGCCCTTCCGGCAACTCCTGTTGGCTATCTTCAAGTAACAATTAACGGAACGATTAGAAAGATTCCTTTCTACCCGAACACCTAATGACATTTGGCGAAATCAAATCTGAAATCGCACGCGTCGTTGATAATGGAGTTCCGTCAACGGATGCTCGCGTTGTTCAGCGTGTAAACCAGGCCCAGCGTCGGCTCCATGCTATTCGCGCATGGTTGGGTACGATCGCTAAGTATAAAGTGGACGTCACAACCGGTGTCTTTACTTTGCCTCCGCAGTTGGAGTCCATTGTTCGAGTAGCCAAGAATAACAACGCAAACCTAGGTTCCGGTAACGTACTTCTTTGCGACAACGCTTATGTCTTTATTCACGATGACGGGGATCTCGTACCTTTAAACTTCGAACCTATCGGGTCTACGGCCAACGTTATTCAATTCAGAATCGACGCTTCCGTAAGCCCCGCGCCTACAAGCGTTGTGGTTACGGGCAAAAAGAAAATGGTCGAGGTAGAGAATGATGGAGACGAACTCATCATTGCCGATCTTGAAGCTCTCAAGCTGATGGTTCTTGCGTTGTGGCGTGAAGAAAACAACCAAATCGACATGGCTACAAGTCTCCAGGCAAAAGCCGTGGAGCATCTGGCCTACAAAACGGACATGTCGGTTGAAGAAGCTCGCCGGCTTGTTTATCAATCCAAACTTTCAACGCACCCTGTTGGTAGCATGGGTTATGTCCGAGCCAAGCTCGGCTTGGATCTTGAGTTTGGTATCAAGCTTGAGGACGCAAAGCTGTTTGACCTGGTCAACAAAGCTCAAGATCTCTTGATCACTAAGAAGCGGCTTTTGCTTTCCTCTTTGCGTTACGGAGTAAAAGATGGCCTGGCCCTCCCGACTTACAGCTACATCGTTTCCGACACAGCTATGCTTCCCGTGTCCAATTACCAGATCGTAAAGCTTGTCGTTCTCGCAATTACAGCCATTTCACTATCATCCAAAAACGCCCAGCTTAGCCTGGACCAAGCGGCCAAGTTTGAGGCTGAAGCCATCAAGATGTTGGAAGAAGAGCTCAATGTGGAGCTGGAATCCAAACGGCACGGAACTTATACAACGGCTTTATCTACGGCCATCCCGGGGACGCTAGGGTATATGAAAGCTCGTTTCGCCCTGGAAGCGCCATTGGGTTTGCGTCTGTCTGACTCAGAGTTGACCCGATTTATCAACCAAAGCGAAGAGCAGTGCATGCGGATGGGTACTTTTGTAGGTACGATCAAAACTTACACCCTGACAATCGACCAGAAGGATGGGCTTGTTTACGTTCCTAATGATGTGGAAGCCATTCTCGGAGCAACCTTTAACGGATCTCCGATCCCTGTGTACGACGAGTTTTATGATTTCAAGGAAAACGGACCTGGCTACCAACAGACCGAGATCGATACCTACAACACCCAGAACCTAACAGCTTCTCCTTGCCTGATCGCAAGAGGAGAGACCCGGATCGATAACGTCCAGTACCGCGCATACTTCATTCGAGGAAACTGGGCCAACAGTTCTTATGTCCGTCTTCTGGTCAAGAAGCGTCCAGTCTACAAGACCTTGGATAGCGATGTGATGAGCATCAAAAACTACCCAGCTATTTTCAATATGGCCTTGGCTGCTTTGACCATGACAAGCAATGCCGAGCAGTCAGTTATGCACGAGCAAAAGGCGCTACTACTTCTCCGTGATGAGTTGCGGGAATCCAAGTCAGGAGAGCACCACTCGATCCGCGTTCAGGCTGAGAACTTCGCCCTCGGCGGCGTTATCCCGATCATATGAGCGAGATTATCGCCCCGGTAAACGTTATCGGGGACTCCGCGATTGGCGTTGCGTCAACCGTCACAAGCGGGGAGACAGTCACTCCGGTCACAGTAATTGGAAGTTCTGCAATAGGTGGCAGTGCTTCGGTTGATAGCGGCGATATCGCGGTTGTGGCTGGCAATCTTTCAGCCATTGATATTGTTTCCAACAACATCAACAGCGTTGTAACGGATGCGAACAACATAACTTCAATCAACACTGTCGCGGCGAGCAACACGCAGGTCGTAAACGTTTCGAACAATATGACTAAGGTTCAAACCGTTTATGACAAGCTCGGCGAGCTAAATCGGTACTACACAACTTTCTTGGGGACTAGCGCGACAGACCCAACACTTCGCCTGGACGGGTCGGCAGTTCAAACAGGGGACTTGTACTACTCGACCTCAATGCCAGGGATGAAGGTAAAGACAGCTACGGGGTGGGAGGCGTCTGGCTCTGGCATCTCAGGATCTTTTAAGTTTTCAGCTGGGTCAGCTGCAGCTCCATCCATTACAACTTTTGGGGACGAAGATACAGGAGTGTTTTTCCCAGCAGCCAATACAACGGCGCTTACAACGAACGGAGTCGAGCGTCTTCGAATTGGACCTACTGGAACAGTCACAATAGGGGGAGAGATTTCAGCTACGGGTGGACTAACTGGAAATGTTACTGGAAATGCTTCAACTGCTACAGCGCTAGCCACGGGAAGAACAATCGGAATGACGGGAGATGTTTCATACACATCAGCTGCGTTTAATGGTTCAGCTAATGTCACTGGAACTGCGACTTTAGCCACTACCGGGGTTACAGCTGGGAGTTACGGGAGCGTTGATTCCGCGACTTCTACTAACCGTATTCCGACTATTACAGTCGATACTAAGGGCAGAATAACCAATATTGGTACTGGCGTGATTTATAAAGTCCCAGCAGCTGGGATCGCTGATGGACTAGGCGCAGGTAGAACAATTGGGATGACTGGCGATGTTACTTACACATCGGCCGCGTTTGATGGCTCGGCTAATGTGACCGGGACAGCAACACTCGCTTCCACCGGGGTTACAGCGGGTAGCTACGGAAGCACCTCAGCTATTCCTTCCATTACGGTCGATGCTAAGGGAAGGGTTACTTCGATTTCAAATAACTCAATCACGGTAGCTGCTGGGGCCGTCGGGGGTGGAACTGATAGAATTTTCTGGGAGAATGATCAGGTTGTGACGACGAGCTACACACTAACTTCAAACAAGAACGCTGTGACTGCTGGTCCGATCACCGTAAACACAGGAGTCACAGTAACAATTCCGACAGGCGGGGTTTGGACGGTGGTTTAATATGCCTATCTCAATTGATGGAGCTGGGGTGATAACTGGTCTATCCGGCGGAGGCTTGCCCGATGGCAGTATTCATACAGCTGACATTGCGGACAGCGCAATCACAACTGCAAAGATTGCTGCCGGTGCAGTTATCCCAGCCGATCTCGCGCAACCAATGACACTTATGACTGGTGTTGCGGCAAGCACTACCTCTGTTGTTTATACCGGCATTCCTAGTTGGGCTAAAAGAATAACAATCATGTTTTACGAAATATCCATCACAGGAGCCAACCATATTCTTGTTCGCTTGGGGACTTCGAGCGGTTTCGAACAAACAGGATATAAATCGCAAATGTCAGTCACTAACGTAGGCAGCGCGACCGCAAATAGTACGATAGGCTTTATAATGCACTGGCCAGAAGCTACTTCTCTTTCTAACGGCACAATGACAATTAGTCATATGGGGAGCAACGTGTGGACATCCTCAGGTACTTACGCGTGGACCGGCAGTACGAACTCTACAATTATGTCTGGTGGGTCAAAAGTTCTTACGACGGGTGTTTTAGATCGAGTTCAAATTCTATCTGCGAATGGATCGGATACATTCGACTCCGGCTCCGTCAACGTAATGTACGAAGGATAATTATGAGCCTACTAAAAGCCAACTCAGTTCAAATCGGCCAGTCAGCAACTGCTGCCGAAAACTTCACCCTCTCCGTCCCAGCATCACCCGATGGAACGATTAAGCTGGCGAGGGGTAATAGCGGTGCGACTACGCAGGATGTTCTCACTATAAACTCAAGCGGAGTTGTTTCATTCCCAAACAACTCAGCTGCTTATTCTCCGAATCCATTCTTTTTTCATAAAAGCGCAAATCAAACTGTTACATCTAATACAACGACTAAATGCACCTTTGACTCTACTTTATTTAATGTTAACTCAAGAATTACACTAGCTTCAAGTACCTTCACGCCAACTCTTGCTGGTTACTATAATATATCCGCTCAAATTCACGCTGTGAATGGTGGATCTGGGGCTGGAGCAGCTATTGCTATCTATAAAAACGGTTCTGCTACAAATGGGATTCACGGGATAGTCGCAGTAAATGGTGCTGCAAGTTCTTCAACAACTATGGTTAGGGTGAACGGTATTATGAATTTTAATGGTAGTACAGATACTTTTGAAATCTACGGAACTACATACGCTACTTCTTGGCAAACTGGTTCTGGAACTGCGAATCAGGCTATAGCAAATTTAACCTATGCAACATTTGTCCAAGGGTTTTATTTAGGAACCTAATATGCCAACCTCAATCCACGGAACTAACGGAATCACCTTCAACGACGGGTCAACGCAGAACACTCGTCCTGCGGTTGGTTTTCGAAACCGAATTATCAATGGTACAATGGTAGTTGATCAAAGAAGTTCTGGGAGCGCGGGCTCTGCTACGAATACTTCTAGATATACTAGTTCCGATAGATGGGCCTCTTTAACTGCTGCTGTCGGTGCAACAATATGGACGCACCAAAGAGTCTTAACTGGGGATACGGATTTTCCATTTGCTTCAAGACTACAAAGAAACGCCGGAGCTTCAAACGTGGGGGAGGCGCTCATCACTCAAGTTATTGAGTCTACAAATTGTAGAGATCTAGCAGGCCAATCAGCGACCTTGTCATTTTACGCTCTCAGGGGCGCTGACTTTTCTCCAACCTCATCACTATTAACCGCTCAAGTTAGTTTTGGATCTGGAAATGATCAGGGTTTAGTCAGCGGAACTTTTGGGAGTTGGACATCGCAAACATTCGTCACTCTTCCCGTAAACCTAACAACTACTAGAACGAGGTATTCAACTACTGTAACCGTTCCGGTTGGTACAAATGAGATACTTGTTAGGTTCCTTGTAACCCCGACTGGGACAGCCGGAACAAATGACTGGTTTCAAGTTACCGGTGTTCAGTTTGAAGCTGGACCAAGTCCTACTGATTTCGAGCGTAGGCCGTTCGGTCTTGAGCTTGGGTTGTGTCAAAGGTACTATCAAAAAAGAGTTGGGGATTCATACTCTACTGGGGTTGTGGGTCAGGCATATGGCACAGCAACCGTTTATGGATCTGTCTCATTCACTCAAGAAATGAGAAGAGCTCCAGATGTCACGCTAAACCCAGTTGGATCAGCTGCGGGTACAATGTCATTTATGAACAATTTATTAGCTCATCCAGCAACAATGGGTACTATTTCAGCAAATACAATTCACGTAAATGGGTTCCAAATGTTGGGAACTGGATACACATCTGGGTTTACTGCTGGTAATGCAAGCCTTTTGTATAGAAATGGTCTTGGGGAAATATGGAATGCGAGCGCAGAATTATGAGCGAGTATAAGTTAATTAAGAATTATCCAGACGGATCAATAAACACTGTCTATAAAGTAGACAGTAATATATTTATTCCCTTTGACGAAGGGAATTTTAGCTACCAAGCCTATCTTAGGTGGCTGGACGAGGGTAACGTGCCGCTTCCCGCTGAAGAGCCTGAACCACCCGTAGCTCCCCAGGAGCCAGCCCCAGAACCTGAAGTAGAGCCAGTTTCCGAGGTAGCCCCGGCCCCAGAACCCGAGGTAGTACCGGCCCCAGAACCCGAAGCAGTGCCGGCCCCAGAGCAGGAAACCTCTGCATCTGAAAATGTTGTTGATCTGTAAACTATTACTGGCAGAATAGTGACAATACACATGACCCCGGCCAATCCTCCCTTTATACAGGAAACCATTGATTTTGTGAAAGTCATGCTTCCTCACTGCCCGGAGCCGGAAAAGACCGTCCAGTGGCATATGCAGAATATGGCCATCGTTTTGGATCGGGACGTGAATAAACACAAAGCAGTGCAGGGGGTTGGTTTGTACCGTCGGGTTGATGACCCCGAGCAAGCGCGGGATCGCTGGAAGCACAATCCTAATGGCAAACTTCTATGGGTAGATTGGACAGTCAGTCTCCTACACGGCGGGCTTGGTCGCATGATCAAGCCTGTGTTTGAAACCCTTGGTCGCCCGACACACATTGGCTTTTCCAGACATAAACATTTTGATCGCATGTCGATCTACCCGGCGTCTTTCTTCGACCGGCTAGCCAGGATGGGGCTGTAATATGGGCGGCAAGAAAAGTCCTCCTAAACCACCAGAACTTCAGGCTCCGAAGTTTTCTCAGATTGATCTGGAGAAACTTGGTCAGTTACTAAACCTGGATCTAAACGATCTTGGCTCTTACCTCAATGCGTACCCTGATTTCATGCAGCAACAGAGCGTCCTTGGCGACCTCGAAGGCTTCTCAGACGCAGCAAATCAATCGGCCCAGCGCACGCTTGAAGGCGTTGCCCCTGGGGTCATGGATAATCTTAAAACTGCGGCTGACACAGCTTCAGCCCAGATGCGGGGCGACATTCCTCAGGATGTGGAAGATCAATTGTTTGGGAGCGCAGCTTTTAGGGACTTTTCTTCAGGGGCAGGATCTTCCAGTCAAAGGGCTAGAAACCTTACGGCTCGTGACTTTGGAACCACCACGATGAATATGCAGAATGCGGGGCTCCAGAACTATCAAAACGTACTCGGTCTTGCCAACGCTTTGACCCCCGTCAAATCGACGGATCTTTTGTTCAGCCCCGCAGATGTCCTAGCCCGTCAGGATGCGAATACGGCTATTGGGAATCAAGAGGTCGCGTTTAATACGAACCTGACCAACTACACGACTACGTACAATAACGACATCGAGAATCAACAGCGGTACTACAACACCGGCATCAAGAACGAGCAGGCTATTGCGGATACGAATACGGCGAATACCAACGCCATGAACAAGTACAACTACGACCTGATGAAGTTCCAACAGCAGGGCAGTAGTGGGCTCGGCAGTCTTATCGGTGGCGGTCTCGGGGCTATTGCCGGTTCTTTCATCGCTCCTGGAATCGGTACGATGGCCGGGGCAAAGATTGGTTCCGGTTTGGGTGGCGGTATCGAAGGCGCGGTCAGTGGCCAGGGCTTTGGTGGTTTGGCCAGTGGGTTGCTTTCCGGTGTATCCGCTTTGGGCGGTATCGGTGGTGGGGCGGCTGGTTCTTCTGGTGGATTGGGCGGGATGGGAAATCTTTTCGGTGGCTTGGGTGGAATTTTTGGTGGGGGCAGTGGAGGTGGTGGTATGGGCGGATCTTCTTCGTTCGGCACAACCCCGATCCCAAGGGCTGGTGGCCTTGGCGGTGGCGGAGCTGGAAGCTTCAACCCGTTTTCACCAAGTGCGCCTTGGTCTAGAGGTTCAGGGCAACCCTCGATATTTGGGAGATAATTTATGGCCTTAGGAGCAGCAAACAAACAGCAGATGCAGCCCGCGCAGTATGTTAATGCTGTAAACGCGGAGGGCTTGTTCCGTCCTGGAAACTTTAGCTCTCCTAACGTAAATACCGGGCTTTTTCGACCCCAAGAAACCATGCCGTTGGTTCAGTCGCAAATGCAGCAGACCACGAGGGATAATGTAGCTCGTCAAGCTCTCCAAGACGGCGAGTCCTGGGGCGTCTTGGAGCGGATGCAGAGTGTTCTTGAAAAATCCCAACCCAATCTCGAGCGGATCAAATACAACCGAGCGATGGACATGCAGTCGCTTTTGAATAACGAAGTTAAGACCATCGGCGAACTCCATGCCCGCGCTTACAAAGGCGACATGAATGCCCAAGCGCAACTGGCGAACTTCACATTTAGACCAGAGATTCTTGAGGGTTCTTCAATCGAGCAGTTTTCGGCGCTCCGAGACCAATTAAACAAAGCACAGCTATCGGTTGCAAATAGCAGCGTAATCGCTTCCTCGCAGGCGGTTAAGAAAGATCTTGCTGAGCGTGTTCAAAAACTTACGGGCGAAGGCAATGAAGACGCTATGGCTTTGGCTTCCTTGATTGGCTCGACCTTAGTGCAAAGCGGAACCTCGGCCATCCCTCAACCGCAAATTGAAAACATCAAAGATAGAATTTCTTTTTACCGCGCCAAATATCCGAAATCTACAGCTATTGATTCCAATATTGTTGATCAATATAAGATGGAACTTCAAGGGGCGGACAAGAGCCGGTTGGAAGATATGGAATATGGTTCGAACAAAATGTCCGTCCGGGATGCTTCAAGTCTTATGGGCAACATTGGGCGTATTATTGCTTCTGATCCCACAATGTCCGATGACCAAAAAGCAATGTTCCAAGCTATGATGATTAACGTGGCTGGTAAGTCTGGTATTTTGAACGGGGTAGCGATGCCGGGTATGACTTCACCAGCCGCTAAGCCAGGCGAACCCTCTACGATGGATAGGCTTAACAACGCCATAAATGCTTTGAAGACACCTTCGAAATAAAAAATTTCTAAGAGTAATGCAAATCTCCGATATTCTTCAGAACGAAAAGTTCAAGGGGGCCGATCCTGATCAACAGGAAGAGATCCTTAACTTGTATGAGCAGGCCATGCATGACGAGGCTTTCAAGCCCGGCAATTTCAACATGCGTCAATACGCGCAAGCTAAGCAAGAGGTTGATTCAGCTAAGACAGCTTTAAATCTTCAGCCCGACCCGAGGTCTACATTCCAGAGAATGAAGGACGAGTTCGTGAGTGGTATGTCTTCATCGATGCAAGCGGCCAAGGCTCTTCGTGCGGTCAACGGTCTCGATACTCCTGAAGAAGCTGCTGCCGAGCTTGCAGAACAGGAAAGAGAACTTCAGGCCAGACCGATGGCTCGCTCCATGCTCAAGTACCAAAAAGCAGGGGGTCAGGGTTGGGTAGCCCCTATTCTTAACATTTTTAGCAACCCAGAGGCAGCAGCTCTTATTGCGGCTCAAGGTTTGGGGTCAAGCGTCCCCGGTCTTGCCCTGGGCGCAGCTGGAAGTATTGGGACTAAAGCTGCGGGTGGTGGAAAAGAAGCCGTCCTTTTGTCCACTATGGCTGGTGTTGGCGCGGGTTCAGCTTTTGTTGAAGGCGGATCAAAGATTTTAGAAGACCTACGTGAGCAAGCTGGCGATCTCCAGGATACCGAAGCGGTAGCCGCTATTCTTCGAGATCCATCAAAGCTTCAAGAAATGAAGAATCGGGCTCTTGCCCGAGGTGTTACGGTCGGGGCATTTGATGCGGCCTCTGTGGCGCTTCCTTCTTCGATGCTTTTCAAAACAGCTAAAGGACTGAAAGGTCTGGCGGCTCGAGGTGTTGGTGATGCGGCGCTACAAGGTATGTTGGGTGCGGCCGGTGAAGTTGCGGGAAGTGCGGCGATTGGTGAAGAGTCCAATCCGGCTGATGCCTGGGCAGAGTTCATCGGTGAAATGGTCCCTGGTATGGTTGAGCTTGGCCTTGGCGGAGCTCGTACTCTTATCCCGCAGACCGAGCAAGCAGCTCAAGAGAAGTCGAAGACCAACGCCCTATTCCCCAGTCAGACCAGCGCTCCTACAATCCAAGCCGATAAACAAAAAGGTCAATTTGATCCAGCCAGGGTAGCGCCTGCCGCGGTAACAAAATTGGCTAACGCTTCAACTCCTGGTCAGTCTAGTACTCCTGGGGTTGATGATGCTTTAAACGGACCTGAAGTGGTTGATGTCGAGACTCTGGAAGGAGTCGGAGCTCCTGCTGGAGGCACATCCCCAGAAGATAACATGACGAAGCCCAAGAACGATGGGGCTTTTACTTACCACGGGAGCGGTTTTGGCTCTTTTTCTTCTGTTGTAGAAACTTTTGCAGAATCTCAGGGGCTTAGGCGTTCCGGGTATAAAGTGGCGACCAACCAGCAGGAAGAGGAAGCTTATTCTGATTTCGATACAACAGCCAACCCGGATGAAGCGGATCAAAAGAATATTGATAGTTCCGACTTTGTTATTGTTGTCGGCAACGACGACACTCTTAAGAACGATGTGGGTCAAGCTAGGTCAAGAAACTATGCTTTGGATCAGGGTAAAACTCTTATCGAAGGTCGTAGTGCTGATGTTCTGATCCCAAGAGTGCTTGATTTCATTAAAGCTAATCCAGACCTAGCCAACTTCACTATCATAGGCCCACAGGATACGGCGGTTCGAACCACGGGTAAAAACAGGGAAGCACTCAACCGCGAAGCTTTAGATACTGCTCGGGAAATAATGCAGACGCTTGGCTCGATCCCTAAGGATCAAGCTTCGAGGGATCTGAACACCGAAGCAAACGCCAGACGCAAGGCTTCTGGGATGGATTATGCTAGAGCTTCTTCACCTGCAAGCATTGTTGCTGGACTAATATCTCCAGATAGATACACATCGCGTCAAGAAAGCGCTCAAGAGCTTTTGTCTGAGTTTGATCCTGCCACCGAGCCAACAGCTAACGACCGTGTTCTTGTTTTTGGTACCGATGTTGCCGGGAGACATGATAAAGTTTACGGCCCCATCGCTCAAAGGTTAGGGGCTGAAAAGGGAAAGACGGGCGCAGTAGGAAGAACCTACGCCCTCCCAATATTTGACCCGAGTTATAAAGGTCCCGAAGGAAAAGACAACCGGCAGGGTAGAGGGGAGTCTTTTAATCCGAGATCCGCAAAGCTCGAAATGCAAAAGTTCTTTGATTTTGCGAAACAAAACCCCGGAAAAGAGTTTTGGCTCATGTTTGGTGCGTATCCGCATACTTTCTCCGAAAGCCAAGAGCGAGCTATTTTTGCCGGCACTCAAGCTCCTGCCAACGTAAGGTTTCTAGGCAGCACGGCCGCTAATATATTTCAAGGTTCTATTGCTCCAAAGAGCCGAGTCAGCGTAAGTCGGGGTAAAAAGTCTACAAGGAGCGCTTCTATTCCTAATGTGGATCGCGTTCTGGGTGAGAGCCAGGCTCTAGACCCAAATGATATAGATAAAGATGTATCAATCGGTGATCGTATTCGTAATAAAGGAAAGAAATCGCTTAGAGGAATTATCCTAAGCGAGCGTCAAGCCCGCGAGTTGTTGTCCGCAGCAAATGCAGAAAGAGTTGAGCGTCGCAGGGAAATCGTAGGCACCCCCAAAGAAGGAAAGATCTATAATCCAGCCATTGCCCCAGGCGGGATTACCAAGCTTTCCTCTTTCCCGTTCACAGCGTTTGCAAATTCTAAGAAAGGTACATTCCTTGTCCGCATTAAAGGTGTATCCGAAATTGGTACAGAGGTTGATACTCAAACAGCCGCGGAGCTTTCTCAAACCAATCCGCAGACTATTGAAGCTAAGAGGGGTATTGGAAAACAATATCTTGTCGATCTTGATTATGTGTCGCCTGTCGCTTCGGACTACAGAAGAACTATCTCAAAAATCTACGAACGTGAAACTGAAGTAGTAACTCAAGCTAAAGCTAGCGGGCAGGTAACTCAGATTGATGCGGACACATTGCTTGCTTCTCCACAAGAAGCGGCGAGACCGATCGGGGCACAAGCAAACCTTCCTGGTCAAGTGGTAGTGACCGTTGAACCCGAGCCAAACACATCCGAGCTAGAGAACAATAGAGCCAGGCTCGATAACGAGTTAAAGCAACTGCAAGCCAGAGAGGCTGAAGAGTTTGGTTCGCTATCCAAGGATGGTGGTCGTAATGCTCCGAAGAAAAAAGGTTCAATTAATACTGATGAAAGAAAGAGGGTATCTGACCGCATTCGAGAACTTACTCTGGCAGTCGGCTATCTAGATAACCAGATACGGGCCGAGCGCCTTAATTGGTTGGACTCAGGTATCGCAAAAATTACAGAGGCTCTTATCAGGAATGGCGGAGTAGTAGTTATACGGAATTCTCCTGAGTGGGTGAAGGCGTCTGTTCGCGAGTTAAACGCCGTGTTCAATTCTCTGGTGAGCCCCGTAGATGGGTCGTTGTCGGTCTACGGTGTGCGTGAAGATTATGATACTGACCCCGCAATCTCGGGGCTTTCTACGACTGAAAATAAGGGTTCTCGTAAGATTAACGACCCCAAGACTTCAAATAAGAATACCGGAAAGTGGTATGGCGCCGCACCTACCTCCGAAATGATTGAGGCCAAAAAAGATCAGGCCGAATCCAGCTACATGAGCCAAGTATTTAAGGGTGGGCCGCAAACCTCACTACCCCCTGAAGATCTGGCCAAGCATATTGAGTCGGTCCTGTTCGATAATAATCCAGAGCGCATGCGTACAAAGTCGATGCCCGCGTTGAAGAACTTGACGCCCCAGCAAGTGACAACGCTTAAGGATGCGGTGAACGCGGTAAATTCAGTCAAACCTGGAACTAAACCCACACAGGCCAGTCAAAAACTTCTTAGGGAAGCCCTTAATATTGTTAAGGAGTACGCAGAAAACGAGAAGATTGCCTCGGAGATGTATTTGGCCGTCCGAGATGAAAATACATATGCGCTAAATCAGCCAGGCACCTACATGAAGATGCTTGCCAAAGCGATTGCAAGAGACCCTCGTGCTGGGTCCTTGGCCAACCTCAACCTTTTCTTGCCGGGTGTTGGCTCCGTTTCTTTTACTCCCGACCAAGTTCAAACCTTTGCTAAGGGTGAGCTTACGGGCTCAGTCAGCCCCGTTGCAGCCAAGTTTACCCCCGCGGATACCACAGGGCTTACGGAAGAAAACAGCCTAGAAAAACAGTTTAAACCCAACTCCCTTTATTTGTACGACAACAAGGGGCAAGTGTTACGAGTATTGCCTTTCTCGTTTAGGAACCGGTTTATACCGAACGCGGGCGGTGTGAACATTGTTCCTGATACCGACGTTCTCCATCCGACAACTTCGCTTAAAGCTTTTGATACCCGTGAAATGTCAGCTCAGAAAAGTCTGACCGCGGAAGAGTTGCGGGATCTGAGTTGGGCACAATCTAAAGGATTGCTTGGTGAAATACCGAGCACCGACTGGAGAGGTAGGTTCGCATTGGATGTGTCCGAGAAATTAAGCCGTGGCGAACCCGTAGTTATCGCAGATCAGGACACTATTCAGTTTGTGCGGGCATACCCCGGCATCTTCACCGGTGTCGTCAGGCACGGCGACAGCATCATGGTTACCGAGATGAAAACCGCCTTTGGTATTGTAACATCCGAAGCTCCTGTGGCCGGGTTGTCCCAAGACTTTACGAACGTATTCTACAGACTCCTTCAACCTTTCTTTGCCCTCCAAGAGAATGAGTTTAATAAGGATATTGAGTTAGGGAGCAAAGAAGAAAACAACTTCGGGTTAAAGAAGACTTTTGCTCAATCGCCGGATGATATCGTGGGCGGTGGAGTTGGTTCGGTTGGAGATACGGTGCCGGCCTTTAATGCGGCTGGGGAGGCTATTCCTTCCGTCAATAAGCAACTGAGCGAGGGCGAGCGTAGGTTTGAAGAAGGGCTTGCGGACGAATCTATCCCAGAGACCGAGACTCAAAAGGGTGCTGGAGAAGTTAGTCGTGGGATGGGCGGAGTTGAGTATGGAAAACTCCTTGAACCAACCGAAGGCGCTAAAGAAGTTAAGTCGGCCAGATTGAATATGCTGATCTCGCCAGAAAAAGCCGAGTTGATCCGCAAAGCAGACCCCGAAGGCAAGTACGTTCGGATGGTTGTTCTTCCAAGAATTTCCTATATCGCCAGAACGACGGGCAAAGAGATGCCTGTCACGACCAAGGATGGTTACGCAATTGTTACAGGGATTACAGATCCTCGCACGGGTGAGTACATGGGAGATAAAGCTCCGCTTCCACAGCGTCCGACAGATGAAGTGGCTTCCGAAGAAGAGAGTCTCCAAGCCGCTACCGCGGTAGCCGCAGAGCAGGATAAGCTGGGCCAATATATTTTCCTACCAAAGGATATTAGTATTCAGGATCTGGTAAGCACGTATCAGAATATATTAAGTACGATTAAAGGCTCTAGCGGTCCTGTTCTTGTTTCAAGGGATGTTCTGGAGTTTAACCAACAGCTTCAGGCGCTTCAAAATGTCGTTTCCTTTGATGCTACCGACGACGGATTTTACCTGACCGGGGTTTACGATAACTCTAAAGGTGAGTGGATTGGTCAGTTGCCTTATGGGGCAAGAAGAATGACTACTGGAGAGGTTGCAGCTCTATCGCGTGAACAAGCTGTCGATCTTGGCAACAACATTAACGAATGGTTGCGGGAAAAGAGAGCAGCCAGCGTGGATACTCTTTCGTTGGATGACGTAACTTTCTCGGACGACGAAATTAAGAACCGAGTTCTCTTGCTTCAAGCCGTTGCTCAGTCCTACCTAGACGGATTCGGAAAGACGCGTGAGTCGTTGGAGAAGGGGCTCGCGAACATAATGAGCCTAAAGACAAGGGAGAAGCAGAACTATCTATTCCTGGAGAATGTCGAGTCTCGCTTCCAGCAGGCTATTAACGAGGGAGCTTTCGACGCCGATGAACTTCGTCTATTGCCGAGGCTCATTGAAGATGCGGTTAACGTATTTAATAGTGGTGTGGTGTACAGCCCGGTGGACGCCAACGATACGACCAAAGGCTGGAACGCGGGTGTCTCAAGGAAGTTCCCGAACACGTCGGGGCGGCCAAGAGAGCACTTCCTGAGTCGCGTAAAGAAAAGCGGTATCCCGGAGCAAGAGGCAAACAACCTGGTCGACAATCTTAATATCAATCAGACCGAGACTTTTAAGGATAGTGAGTTGATGCGCAGAGTGTTTATTGAAACCCTCTTAATGAGTAAGACTGCTGATGGCGCGAAACTCAACGCCGTGCTCAATAAGATTCTTTCTGAGTACGAAGACATGCGCGAACAGTTTGGCGATGAGTACTTAAACGAGTCTCGTCCTACAAATACGCTTTACGGTTTTGTGACTGCCTTGTCAGTTGAGGGCTATGGTGGCGTTGACGGTTTGGCAAAACGGGTAGTGGGTATTGCCGCTAACATGAAAATAAACGAGGTTTCCTTCGTCTCATTGGAAGGGACAACGGAAAAGGTCGAATCAAATGAAACAGAATCAAAGGCTATCGACGTTGCCTTCTTGCCGGACCAAAGCGGCAACGACTATGACGCCCAAAAAGATTTAGCAGGTGACTCATACGACACGGAGCTAGACAAATATGAAACACTACCAACCAAAGACAAACGCAGGAAAAAGTACGAAGCCTTTATCAATCAGATGGCTGAGTATAGGGAAGGACTTCCTTTCATTAGGCGGGCGGTTCATGACATTGTTATGCGCGAAGGGTTTGGATTTACTGCGGGATATGTCCCTACTGTGTATCAAGGTGATGAAAAAGCCCAGCAGGGGTTGGTGTTCGGCAAAAGCAACGCCCAGTTGGATATTCTGTTTCCCACCGTCAAACTTAAAGAAGAATCGCAAATTGGTGATGCTGGAAAGGGTAAGGGCTTTCTCAGTGGCAAGCTCCTTAACTCGATATTCGGGGCACTGCCTGGCATTCCGTCCTCTTTCATTGAGCCGGCTGTTCTCGGTCAAATCGCCAAAGAACAATACGAAGGGATTCTTCAAGAGCTTGTACGCAACGATATGCAGGAATTCTCGGATGCTGAAAAGGTCCGCGAAACGCTTCGTCAATATGAACAAGAAGTCGTCAACGAGCAGAGCCGGGCGTCTCAGCTACGGAAGGATATAAAACAGGCCGGTATACCCGTTAGCAACAAAGCCACTCCGGAAGTAGTAGCCATGAACTTGGCGGCTAACCCCAGAAGGGTTGGGTCCTTGCCAAAAGCATTGCTAAATATTCTTGGGAATAGCCCGCTGGCCTCGTTGAGAGATGCCTCAGAGCTTTTAATCAACCGGTTAAGACAACAGTACAAATTTGCTGGGACTACTTTAGAGCAGTTGATGGAGCAACTTATCGATCCGGTAGGTAAGTTCGACGGAACACTGTCTCCGGAAGAGCTCATCAGTCCTGAAAACGATCGGGCGCGTATGCGAGATATGTTGTTCAACGTTCTCTTGCCTGCCTTCGAGAACAAAGAATCTTTCGATGCGGCCTCTGTGCTCGGCCAGATGCGGGCGATCAACGATCCGTACCGCAGACAAGCCAACCTATCTAGGGTGCGAAAGATCCGGGCTGATGTATCAGGAGCTTCGAAGTATGCTACTGAAGCGGGCTTTTCCGATGCCGGGGTGAGCTTCGACCAAAATCTTCTTAACCTCCAAGACCCAAGACAAGAGAAGGCGATGGAGTATCTACGCGCTTCCGCCCGCCGTAAGGGTCTGAAAAACGTCAACTTTCAGTCGAACACGACGGAAAACTATCCAGTATTCACGGTTCGCGGTTCCGAAAATGCGATGGACCCCGTTAACTCAACTATCTTCGTTAACCCAGAACTATTGGCAGAGAAACTTTTCCAACAAAACGATATTGAGTTTATCAATGAAAGAGCAAGAAATACGTATGACAAGCTGACAGAGCAACTGATGGAGCAACTTATTGCTCATGAGGTCGCGCACCTTTCCTACTTCGAACAGCTCCGACGGGAGTATAGGGCTCGCTTTCCTAACGGTGGAGTATCTTGGGAGTCTTACTACAACGAGCGTGTCCGTGATGTGTCAAACTTCCTGCGATCTGATAATAACGGGCTCAAGGTCAAGCTCCCTGGGCAAAGGGCCGTTTCCGTTACGGAAGCTCTTGGTGAACTCTACCCAGAGACGAAGCAGAGCGATGAAGTCTTGGTAGCTGAGTTCTTGCGACTACTTCTAGAGTTGGATAAGAGCAGGGGAGCTAAAGTATTTACAGAAGGCTTGGAACTTCAGAGAAGTCTCCAGGTTGAAGATCGAGTATCTAGCCTGATACGAGGGCAATCTCGCCGGCAAGTTATGGCTATGGACGAGTTCGCTAGATCACAACGGAAGTCGTTCTTGGGTTGGCTCCGCACGGTTCTGGATTCCGTATTCAATCTTTTCAGCACGCTCAAAGCCTCCTCCGATCCTCGGGCGAGGGAGCTTTATACAACTTATAATAAACTCAGCGCTATTTACGATCGTTTCTATTCTGACTATGTGGCGCCTCCGACGGTTAATACCCCGACCGTCGAGACGGAAGGGTTGCTGCCGATGGGCGACGCGTTCAACCGAGCCAAGCCTATCGGCGCCCAAAGGGAGTCTGCTGCGGCAGCCAGACGCGCAGATCTATTTGAAGGTCGGGGTGGCGTTCCAAACTACGTCGAAAAAACCTCACCCGAAGAGATTGCGTATCTAAAGAACGTTGGGGCAATTGATGCGGTTGAGAGTATTCTTAGTGGTTTGGATGCTGAAAAAGTAGCTGTGTGGCTTAGCTATAACCCGTTACCCGACACAACAGCTGCCGTTGAAATTGGCGATCAGACTTTCAACCTAGATAACACTCAGATCTTTACCTTGGCCAGCTATGCAATCAGTAGATTTAATGAGACGGGACAGAATCACAAAGCTTCGAAGTTGTTGGGGCATGTAAGTAAAATTGGGACTAGTATGGGACAAACCATCTCTATTGCTTACAGACTCTTAAAGCAGTTCCTTATGCAGTCTCCAGCCGGGATGGTTACTGAGTACGTGTCTCGACTTGCAGAGACAAGAGGCGCATTGAAGAACAAGGTGGGCGAGCAGCTAGGGTCGCTTGGGGAAGAGGTTAGGCAGGCTCAAGGTGAAGCTTTGGGTCTTACCCTGAACGACGCAGGGGTTCAGGCTTTGATTAAGCAGATCAACGATCTGTATGGGCAGGCTTTAAGACAGGTTAACCAGGATGATCTAGCTACTATCATCAGGAATCATTACGCCGAGTTCAGCGGGGAAGAGCTTGTGAGCGTGCTGGCCAAACTTTTGCCGGAATATGAGAACAAGCCTCTGCTGTTTGAGTTGGCCGACATGGTTCAAAAGAACATGCAGACCCAGCTCGGCAAGGCTTTGAGCCTGCGTGGCCGTACGCTCCGTAGGAATATTGTAAACCGCAAAGGTATGAACAATGCCGAGCTTCGAGCCGAGCGTATCGAGCAGTTGATTGGGGAGATGCATGAGGTTGTAAAGCCACCGATCTCCAAGTCCGGTAACACCATCGAGGATGCTATCTCAGGCGACGCCAGAAAGATCCTTGAGCTGGCCGCGCTAGGCGCAATCAATGATGACGTTGTTCTCTCAACCATTGAAAGCCTGGGCAAGTTCCCTTCGTTCGATGTAAACACAGCTGAGACTCTTCGAAGGATGATGGTCGATGCTTCGAGAACGCCTTATGGGTTTCAGCGGGATAGAAAGTTTAACGAAGCCCTTAAGATTTTACACAACGCCACCAAGTCCGATGCTCTACCTCAGGTTTCCGCATATTGGTACATGTCTATGCTATCTGGTCCAGCGACATTCTGGATGAACTTTATTTCGACGGCTATTAAGGCGGTTGCCGATATCGCAACCTATTCTGTGGCGGCAGCCACGGCCCGTGGAAACCCAGCCCTGGCAATTAAATACATGACGCTAGGGTATAAAACATTCTTAGCGTCTTTGAACACCATCGCTTTAGCTGAGGCAAAGGGAATTCTGCTTCATGGTGACATCAACCCAAGGACAAACGGTAAGTACGTAGATGAGGCCAGCATCAATGCCTTGGAATCTATGGGAACCGATACCTTGATGAAGAAGGTGCTGTCCAAGGGTAAATATATTTTCAGGATTATGTCTGCTTCAGACGCATTGTTCGGCCGTTCCGCGATGGAAGGATTCGCCGCTATTCAAGCTCAGATCCAAGCAATCGAGAATGTGGAAGGCGGGATAAGTAATCTTTCGATTGAAGAGGAGACCGCAAGACTGCTCAATCAAACAGATGCCTTCGTGGAGCAGGCCACAAAGCAGGCTATCGGCGAAAAGTTGACTCCTGGTACGGCAGATTTCACGAAGCGGGTGTACGAACTTCGCGACTTGGCGATCCAGGCTGACCCGGAAAGAGCTTCGATCATGCGTCGGGCTGAAGACCTGTCGCTTTACTCGACATACAACAACAAACCTTACGGGCTGTTGGGGCATATCGCCGAAGGCATTGGCGCCTTGTCCAGGGAACACCCAATTCTTGTCCCGCTGTTTGTTCCTTTCACCAAGATCGTATCGAACGTAACCAACGAGAGTATTAACTACACTCCCATCGGCGCATACCGAGCCTTTAAAGCTTGGAAAGAAGCCGGTACGAAAACTACAAGCGGGTTAGCTAAAACCGTAGATCAAATGGAACAGATCAAGAAGATTGAGCAGGGCAGTCTCTATGCCATCCAGGCTGTTATCGGAACAAGCGCCATGGTTGTGTTGGCCGGCCTAGCAGGAATGCTGAAGGACGATGACGATGACGGCCAAGACGACGGCTTTACTATCACCGGTGGCGGACCTTCGGATCCTGCGGCCAGGAAGCAGGCAAGGGAGGGTGGTTATTCTCCTTACTCATTCTCCTTTGGCGGCAACAGCGTCAAGCTCAGCTACCTATCAACACCTTTAGCAATTCCTTTGTCGATTGTCGGAACGTGGTTCGATCAATCCAACTACCCAAGAGGCCGCGAGAAAGACATGACCGAGAAGCTAACCTCGGCCGCGCTCGCCGTCGCCCAGGTGCCCTTCAACCAATCATTCCTTCAAGGGTTGTCTAACTTGTTTAAGATGCTGGACGGAACTTCTGAAGGTCAGGACGTGTCAGCACTACAGAACTTCTTCTCCGGTGCGGTTGGTAACGTGGTCCCGAACGTCCTCAAGCAAGCCGACCAGATCTTTGAACCCATCCCACAACAGCAAACAAGCTTTGTCGGCAAGTGGTTGTTTAACAAAGTGCCAATCTTGAAGAGCATGACTGGAACGCCTCAACTCAATGTGTTGGGTGAGGTGGTCAACGCCCCGGCCGGAGCAGAGAGAATGTTCTTCCTTCAAAGGTTTATCAACACCTCGGAAGCTGACCCGTTGTTCAAACTTTTGATGGCTAAAAACGCCTTTATCCCGGACGCAAGAAGGGGAACTAAGATTGGAAACTATCAGTTGAACGATGAGCAGTTCTATAAGTTTAGAGAACTTCGCGGCAAGGTGATTGCTCAGGTTGTTCGTAGGCCGTCCTTCTTTGCTATGGCAAAACGAATGGATGCAGACCAGTTGGATAGCTATCTACAAAAGTTAGGTCAGCAGGCGTCCGACTCAGCTAAGAGACAGCTGACTCCCGAGCTAATCAAACAAGGCGTAAAGTTGTAGGATTATTGACCACAAATCGCAAGTAATTAGAATATAAACATATGGCTACAAGACAAGAACAGATCGACTTTATCAAGGCAGCGGTTATCCCTGCCGAACGCGTAGCCGCAAGATTAGGAGTACCGAGCAACGCAGTCATGGCGCAGTGGGCTATGGAATCTGGATGGGGAACAAGCAAGCTCGCAAAGGCGGCAAATAATTTCGGGGGTATCAAGGAGTGGAAGGGTGGGCCGTCCGTGCGGATGCCGACCAAAGAGACTGTGAACGGCAAGGTGATTAACACCGAGGCTAACTTCAAAAAGTTTAATGACTTCAATCAGTACGCAGATGAGTACAGCAAGTTCTTATCCACTGACAGGTACAAGAATGTTCGTGGGCAAGCAGACCCTATGGGCTTTGCCAATGCCCTAGCCACTTCTGGCTACGCCACAACCAATCCCCGTGAATATTCAAACTCTATCATGGGTGCGATGAAGAGTGTTGATCGCCTGCTTCCAGAGATTAAGTCTTCAATGCCCGCAGCTAATCAGGCCACCAGTCAGCCAGTAGATGCGCAACCTGGGTTCTCCTTTAAAAAAGGGTCGGCCCGAATGGATAAGCCTATGGACCCGAACACCTCGGTGGCTGCCGCAAGGATACCGAGTAGCCGAGATACGACTGGCGACGTAATTGATTGGTACAAGAGAAACACCCCGGACGGAAGTAATGAGGGGAAGTCTCCTTACGGGGAAGATATCATGTCTTCGACTAGCCCGAGTCGAGGTGCCTTGATGGGGAAGGGTATGGGTGAAGGAGCAATGGCTGGGAGTTCGGCTAGCCCAGGGTTTGATATTATGGGTGGCCTAGCTGGATTGCTTGAGGGATTTGCAGGGGCAGGGGATTCAGCTGGGTCGAACGCGACCAACACGATGCTCGCTGATTACGCTAATAGCCTGAACAAGCCGACCTTTGATTTTAAACAGCCAACTAAATATAAGTTCCCAGGGTTCTTTAACGGGTAGTCATGGCCGGTAAGAAAAGAAAGCCACGACAGATTGCCCGTGAGGAATCTCCAGAAACAGACTGGCTTCTTTCCAAGCGTCCGGGCAGTCGCATGCCCTGGACCTTCAAAGACAAGGATGATGACGGCGAAGATGATCAATGGGAAAAAGATCAAAAGCGATAATATTGACTAATAATTGACAGTAGCTAAAAAGGAGTAATACATATGGCGACAGCAACAGCAACAGCAACCGATAAAGAAATAGCGAAGATAAGAGAATGGCTCAAGACGCAGCCCGCCGATAAGCAAAGTCGCTTGGGGGATATGCTTCAAAAAGGTTTGATAAAAGAAGTAAAGGCCGAACTCCCGGCTGGGTGGGCAAGTAAACAAGCCCCCGCACAAAGCGTACCCGCTGAGGCCAAAGCTCCTAAGGCTAAAAGCGGCAAGTTAAAATCGGTAGCTTCCAATCCTGCAGCCAAAGCTACAAAGGACGCGGTTACCGCTGAAGTCAGCGCGACCGCTAAAGCGGCAGCAGATACGGCGGGTAAAGCTGCAGCCGACACCGCTGGTAAAGCCAAGGGGTACTTCGGCAACTTGGGTGATGAGGCAAAGGTTATTGGGAAAGGAATTAAAAAGAATGTAGGTAAGGCAGCGGGTGGTTTATATCTTGGGGCGAATGTTCTCGGTAGAGGTAAAGAGTTTGTTGATGATGTAAGCGCCGGAAAGTCTTTTGGCGAGGCGCTTGATAAACCCAAATCAAACAGACAGCTGGCTCGGGCAGCTGTAGACACAGGGCTAACGGCAGCTGGTATTAAACTCGGTGGTCTTGCTGGGGGAGCTTTAAGAGTGCCCACTATCGGAGCGACGGCCGGCGGCATAGCGCTTCCTATGGCGGGTAATTATGTCATGGATAAACTCGGGATTTTACAAGATGAGCCCGCGACAAAAGGTGACGGGGCAAAGACTGAGCCCGCAAAGAACATGCCCTCTATCGGTTTTAATGAGGCCAGCGACTGGCTTAAAGCCAACAACATGGATGCTACCGAGGGTAACTTCCAAAAAGCTTTTCAGGAACTAAACAAGAAACAACAGGAGCAGATCAACAAGACTCCTGAACCCAAGCCTTCAGCCGATACTTTCAAACCTTCCGCCAAAGAATCCGTAGCGATGGCAGAGCAGGCAGTTAAAGCTCCCATCGGGATTCAGGACAAAGCCCCGGAGCCAGACATCATGTCCTTCCTGAGCAACCCCGACACACAAGGGATGATTGCCGAGCTGGCTGCCAAGCAGGCTAATCGAGTTCAGTCTGCCGGTAATATTCCCGACTTTAAACCGCGTAAAAAAAATGAAGATGATGAGGACGGCATGAGCCCCTCATCCACCACAACGGCGAACGTCCGACCCCCTCCACGTTTCTTTGTGAACACGGGAAGATTTGGCACCATGGCAGGTGGGGGATC